ACGACTCACCGTCTCGAAGCCCGTGCGCCGCCAGCGCATCAAGCGCCACCGTCGCCGCGTCTTCGTCTACCCATCTCACTGCCGCGCCCTGACCCATTCGCCCACCGCCTCCCGCCGATAGATCGGCGTTTTCCCGTCCAACAGCGCCCACGTCGGGGCCGTCCTCTGCACGCGCATGAACTCCAGCGTCACCAAGTCAACGCCCATAAGCGCCGCCGCTTCGCTCGCCAGAATCCACCCCTTCGGAGGTATGCCCCGGCTCGTGCTCACTTCAGCGTGTCAACCGAGTCTGACGCCGCCCACACGCAAACACGCCTCATGGACTCCAGCCACGCCGTCGCATCCTCTGGGCTCATGTGAACCAGCGCCACCGGGTCGCCCTCTTTCCTGTCCATGACCGACAGGACCACCACGCCCAGCGATGGAGCGACCATGTGCACCGAGAACCGACCCTCTGCCGCGTGTAGCGACGACCTCACCTGTGATGCGTCGCCGCTCACGACTGCACCTCCTCAGCCTTGCCCGGCTCCACCTTTCGCTCTTCGACCCACGCCTTGACATCGGCTTCGTCGTAACGAACGCCGCCCTCCAGCTTCGCGAACGGCGGTCCTTTCCCGCGCGCTCGCCACGTCCTCAGAGTGTCGGGAGACATCCCGAGCATCTCGCCTACTTCGACTTCGGTCAGCATCTTGGCCATTCGATGCGCCCTCCGTTGGCGCGCAATCAGGATGCACGCCGCGCCGATGGGCGTCAAGTGTTGCGCGTTGTGACAATTTCCTCTTGACGCCCACCGCCCCATCTCCCACCATGAGTCAGCGCAGTAAGCGCCCCCGCTCTTTCGCCCCACGCGCCACACCTTGGGTTAGGACATCGCGCGGGGCATCCAAACACCGCAGGAGGAACCGATGAACACCGAACAACTCATCGCCCGCAACCAGCGCGTCATCGGCCGCGCCAAAGCCCGCGCCGTTAACCCAACGCCCCGCTACGGCGAAAAGCCCGCGATGTCGCTCACCCGCTTCCGCAAGCAGGTCAAGGCGTTGTTTCCTCAGCCCGACTTCCGCTTTCGCGCGGACTTCATGGGCTTCACTGCGCTCTCGGATGACGTGGCGGTCGAATACAACGCCGTCGCCCCCGACGCCGCGCGCTACGAGGTCTGGCTCGGACGCCTCACGCCCACCTACGGCGCAACCCTTCCCGACGCGGTGCGCAATGCCCGCGCCGCCCTCACCACCACCCTCGACGCCGCACGCCGGCTGGAGATGGACCGATGACCGACACCCGCCTGACCGACGCTATCAGCGAACGCAACGCCATCCGGGCGACGCTTCAGGACGTTGTGGCCCACCGCGACCGCCTCTGTGTGGCGCTCAAGGAAGCCGTGGAGCGCGCCGAGGCTGCCGAGCGCGACGCCATCGCCGCCATGGCCCCGACCGCATCCGGCAAGGACGCACAGGCGTGGGCCGAAGAAGTCGCGGCGCTCACGGCGAAGCTGAAAGCCGCCAAAGACCGCGCCGACATGCTGGAACGCGACGCCGCCGAATCCCGCATGAAACTCGACGCCCTCTCTGCGTTCGTTCGCGGCGGCGTCTCGGCGTTGGTGCGGGGTTGAGCATGACCTTCGACGACTTCAAGACCGCCGTCACCGAGCGCGTTCCCGGCGCTCCGTGGCGCTTTCGCGACTACGGCGACCAGGGATACTTCTCAGCTTTGGCCGACGACGACGACTGGTCCATCGAACTCAGCTACGCCCCCAAAACCGCCCGCTGGAACTGGTGGAACGGCGTCCACCACATTGAGGGCGCGACGCTTCCCGAAGTCATCGCCGGCGTCATCGAGATGGCCCGCTACCAAACCGACCCACTGCAAGCCATTGGGCTTATGCCGGCGTTCCAGGAGAAGTTATGACCGCCCCCGACCTCTGCCGCCTCGCCTCTGCGGCGTTCCCCAACCTCACCTTCACCCCCATCGACACCGGGCGCACCATCTCCGCGCGCTCGCCCGAGTTGCGCATCCTCCAGTTCGTCGGACAGGACGACTTCGCCGTTGTAGTTCGCGGGCGCCTGACGGACTACCAAGGTGCCGGCCCCACCATCGAAGCCGCGCACGCCGACGCCCTGGCTTGCCGCGCCGAGCACGAGCCCACGGTTAGCGCCCCCGCGCAGCTCCCGTTGTTCTGACGCGCGCCGCCCGGCATCCTCCGGGCATGAAGCACGCCGACCCACCCTCACCCCGCTCCCGCTACCACGTCACTCTGACCACCGCCCGCAGCGGCGAGCGCGCCTACGTCGTCTCGGCGGTGTCGCCAAACCATGCCATCGTGGAAGCGTGCGGGAGAGCGACGGAGGACGGCGCCGCGTGGCACGTCCTCGACGTCGTGGGGGTCAGGCGTCTAGGCGTCTAGCTCGATGTCGTCGGGGCTGTCCTCGAAGTCCGCCCCCGCCCAAGCCGCGCGCCGAGCTCTACCAATCGGGCACCCATCGCAAGGCGTCCCGCGCTCGCACGCCGTGGCGTCAACGTACCCGTCGATGCAGTCCGCAAGGCGCACCGCGCCCTGGCTCGGGCACTCGGCGGTCTCGGCGCTGGCCTCGAACGTGATCCACGACATCGGACCCGACTGCGTGGGCAAGCTGCGCCCGTCGCCGTCCGCGTCGTCGTCCGGGATTCCCTCCGAACCCCGAATCTCGCCGCACCCAGGCCCCGCAGGTCCGAGCAATTCGACGCGCTTTCCGGTCAATTCCGTGCCCGCCAGCGCGAACAGGAACTCGCCCCGATTGCCGCCACGACGCTCAACGACCGACCTCGTGCGACCGACGCACAGCACCTTGTCCGCGTGCTCCGAAACCCACCGCCGCGCCGTGGCCTTCGACGCCTTGAGCCGCGCCGCTATCTCCGTCAGAGTAAGCCCATTGGAGCCCACAAGCGCTGCCCGCAGCGCGTCCCACGGGTCAGCCGTCACGACCGCCACCTTGACGCTCGACGTAAGCGCCCAGACCACAGCCGGGCGACCGCCCGCGCCGACCGCCGCACGCTGACCCACCTTCGCGAACCACGGCCCGGCTTTGCGCCGCTGGTCCTCGACCAACGTGTTCTTGACCGTCTGCTCCCCGACGCCGACCGCCGCAGAAAGCTCAGCAACGGTCATAACGCGCCCGCCGTACAGCGCCGCTCGAATGAGTTCGGCGTTCGTCACCGCCGCCCCTCCACCGCGTCGAGTTCGGCAAGCTGCGCCCGCACCTCGGACAGCGCATCCCGCGCCTTGTCCCGGCAGTTGAACGCCGCCCGAAGGTCGCGCGCAACGCGAGCCTCTTCAACGCGCAGCGCCTCAACCTCCCGCATCTCGCGCTCCCAGACTTCCTCCGCTCGCGCCTCCCGCTCGCGAAGCCACGCCCGCATCGCCGCCGCCTCCGTCTCGTGCAGCGTCCCCGGCTGCGCGTCCCACCACGGTCCCTCGCCGTCGCACGCGAGCAGCACGCCGTTCTCCTCGCGCGCCGTGACCATCGACACGCCACCTTCACTCGTCCACATCTTCATAGACCCTCCATCGCCTCGCACAGAGGCACGTTGTTCTTGTCGCACCACTTGAGCAGTTCGCCGCACATCGCCCCGACGTTACCGAGGCACGCCGCCGCCGTGAGCTGCATCCCAAGGACGTGCCAGGGGACTTCCTGCGCAAGGTAGTCGGTGAGGATGATGCGCTTGTTCTGCGCCTTGAGCAGCGAGCACGCAGCGTGTAGCCACCGCGCCATTCTTCGCGCGGCGACCGCGTCAGCAACGCCCCCGTCGAAAAGCAAACCCGTGCGTTCCCACAGGCTGACTTGAGCGATGGCAGCCGTGCGGTCTTCTGCCCGCTCTACCCACGCGTCTGCTTGTTCCATTGTCGGTAACATCGACACCTCCTCAGCCTCCCGGCTTTCCCCAAATCATGCCCGGAGAATCTGCCCTGTCAACGTTGTTTTGTTGTTGACGTTGCGGATTCTGCCGGTAGTCTACTTCCCATAGCCGGGCCGTGCGCCCGAAGGAGAGACCTGATGGAGTGGCAAGCGGTATCAGTGAACGGGCAAGCGTGGACCATCGACAAGTGTCTCGCGCAATGGACCGCCCAATACTCAAAGCGCACGCCCCGGTTCATCGCAGACAAGGCGACTGGCGTGGCGCGCGTCAAGGCCGCAATCGCCGCCAACAAGCACCGCGTTCGTAACGGGGAGGTCCCCGCACGCATTCTCGACTGGATGGATGACGTCGTGTTCCAAGGGGGCGAGTGATGGACTTCTCCCGCATCAATCTGGACTGGCCCCACGTCATCGGGGCCTTCGTGTGCGCAGCGGTCATCGTGGCCGTTTGGGCGTGGGGTTGCGTCAACAAAGGATGGGGACAATGAGCGAATATCAACTGTTCAACGAGGACTGCATCACGGCGATGCGCAGGTTTGCCGAAGAAGGTCGGCAGTTCGACCTCGCGGTCTTCAGTCCTCCTTTCGCATCGTTATTCACCTATTCCAACCACGATGCGGACATGGGTAACTCCCGCGACTCCGACGACGAGTTCCTGCTGCATCACCAGTTCTTCGTCGATGCCCTGTTCCCGCTCATCAAGCCGGGCCGGCGCGTCTGCGTTCACGTCCAGAACCCCACCCGCACCAAGAACTCGCACGGGTTCATGGGCATTTGGGACATGCGCGGCGACATGATCAAGCAGTACCAGCAAGCCGGGTTCATCTACTACGGCGAGGTCACGGTCGATAAGTGCCCGCAAGCGCAGGCCATCCGAACCAAGAGCCACGCGCTCATGTTCGTGAACCTCAAGAAGGACTCGGCCATCAACCGCCCCGCGCTCGTGGACTACGTCATGATGTTCGTGAAGCCCGGCGTGAACCTCACCCGCATCGACGGCGTGGACCGGGGCGAGATCACCAACGAGGACTGGATTCGATGGGCCCGCGGAGTCTGGTACTCCATCAAGGAGACAAACACGCTCAACGCCGCACTGGCTCGCGAGGACAGCGACGAGCGCCATCTCTGCCCGTTGCAACTCGACCTCATCGAGCGGTGCGTGAAGCTCTGGAGCAACCCCGGAGAGACGGTCTTCTCACCGTTTACGGGCATCGGCTCCGAGGGCTTTGTGTCCCTCACGTTCCGGCGCAAGTTCGTCGGCACCGAACTCAAGCGCGCCTACTACGAGCGCGCCAAGCTCAACCTCGAAACGGCCATTCGTGACCGCGAAGCAGCGGGCTCGCAAGGCGACCTCTTCGGAAGCGCCGTGCGCCAGACCTTCCAAGTCGAAGGCAAGGACATCGAATGAGCGCCGTGATCATCGACATCCCGCCGACCGCCGAAGGCTACGCGACCTTCATTCGGTGCAAGTCGCTCCCGTCGTACCGCGTTGTCGGTCGCACGGTCGAGACGGACGAGGCAAGCTACCGCCTCATCTTTGGCGCGGGCCAAGACCGCCAAGTGTCCACCGAAGACGGCCACCTCTTCGACTATCAGGCATGGGTCACGAACCTCGCGCTCGACCGCCAGAGGTTCGCTGTCTTCATGGACTGCGGACTCGGCAAGACCGCCGTCGAAGTTGCATGGGCTCACGCCATCGCGCGCAAGTTCGGGCGGGTGCTCTTCCTTGCCCCACTCGCGGTCGTGGAGGACATCCAACGATTCACGGCCAAGTTCTACGGCTACCGCATGAGCAACCTTCGCAGCGAGCCGTGGCAGACGGACGTGGCGATCCTCAACATCGAGTCCCGCCGTGACGTCGACATGACCAACGTGGTCGGCGTCGTGCTCGACGAGTCAAGCTGCCTGAAGAGCGAGACCGGCGAAACGCGAAAGTGGGTCACGGCGCTCGTGAAGCCGTGTCGCTTTCGGCTCGCGTGCTCCGCGACACCCAGCCCGAACGAGCTTGCCGAGTACGCAACGCACGCCGTCTGGCTCGGGCACGCAACCACGCTCAACGAGTTCTACGGCCAGTTCTTCCGCAAGGACGGCACCGAATGGCGGCTGAAGGGCCACGCGCACGCGGCGTTCTACCGGAACCTCCGATCGTGGTGCACCTACATTCAGAGCCCGTCCACGCTCGGATTTAGGGACCATCAAGCCGAACTCCGCGAGCCGCCCGTCTACCACGAGATCCGCACCGACGCGCCCGACTACAAGCCCAAGGACAAGCTCTTTCAGGACGCCGTGAGCCTGGGCGAGTCGCGGGAAATCTTCGGAGCGATGCGCGCCGACGTCACCCAGCCCCGATTCAAGGAGTCCGTTGCCGCCATCGAAGGCAAGCGCGCCATCGTGTGGTGCTCGCGCAATGCCGAAGAGGACGCCTTTCGCCGCGCCATTGGTGGCCACGTCATCAGCGGCGCAACGCCCGTCGAGGAACGCGTTGACCTCATCGACGACTTCCGCGCCGGGCGCACGAAGACGCTCATCAGCAAGCCATCCGTGCTCGGGTTCGGCGTCAACCTCCCCGAAGCGACCGATATGCTCTATTCGGGATACACGTTCAGCTTCGAGCAGTTCTACCAAGCCGTTCGGCGTGCGCACCGATTCGGGCGTGAAGGCCGGCTCACGGTCCATGTTCCCGTGACCGACATCGAGCAGCCAGTGTGGGGCTTGCTTCAAGGCAAGATGCGCACCTTCGACAAGGACGTGCAGACGCTCCAGTCGATGTTCGCCCAACAGAAGGACGCCGCATGACCACCCTCGCCGCCCTCCGCGCCGTGTTCGCCGCCCACCGCCGAGCATGGTCCAAAGACGAACTCGTCACCGAGACCGGCAAGCCCCTGTCCTCGGTCAGCCCCGCGCTCCTCGCCCTGCTCGAAGAGGGGTCCATCCTCCTGACCGCAGGCAAGTACCGCCCGAGCGAGGTTGGGATTCGCGCGTTCGGCCAGGGCCACAACAAGCACCTCGACCACGACAAGCAGCGGGCGCTGGTCAAGGCGCAGCTTCCCGCGACCATGCGCGAGTTGGAAGACCGCACCGGGCGATCCGCAAGCTACCTCCACCGACTCCTGAAGGAACTCGGCGCCGTCGCTGACGTCGGTTGGCGCTACCACCTCGGGGACGTCAAGAGCCCCAAGCGCCACCCCGGCGCGACGCTGCGCACCGCCGCAGACGAGTACGCGTGCGTGGAGTCCTCTTCGACGTCGTGGCTGGAGACCGAACCAACCTCCGAGGGCTTCAACTGCGAGCGGCGGCGCATCTTCGTGACCTTCGCGACCTGCTACGACGACCACACCACCGCCGCATCGAGGCAACGGGGCCACGTCGGCGTGTGCCGTACCTGCCCCAAGGGCCAACAACTGCGCGCCGAGTACGCGCAAGGATCGTGACCATGATTCGACGACGACGATACTGCTCTGACCGGATGTGTGGCGCGACGGATTGCGCCACCTGCTACGGCCCCGGCTATGACCGCGAGGACGACGACGACGGAAATGAAGACGGGTTTGAAGAGGGTGGCGAGGACGTCGAAGAAGACGAAGACGAGCCCGACGAAGACCCCGGCCCCGACTTCGATGACGTGTCGCCGTGAGCACGCTGATCCTCGGCATCGACAGCGGCCTCGACGGGGCATTCGCGTGGTACTACGGGGGGCGCGTCGTCCACCATGTCCTGACGCGGACGCTCGTGAAGGACGACCGTATTGACATGAGCACCCTCGCAGCCCAAGAGGCGTCATCGGGGCTTTTGTCGTCATCACGCATCGCCTACCTCGAAGAGCCGTTCAACAACGCCATCAGCGGCGGCGCGTCCACGGCGGGCTACACCGACCAGTGCAAGCGGTGGGGGCGCCTCCAAGGCTGGCTGGAATCGTGGGGCTACGAGGTGCGTGGCGTCCAGGCGAAGACATGGCAGCGGGAGCTTCTGGACCTTGCGCGGTTCGAGGTTCGGACGGAGAAGGCGTGCGCGCCACGGCTCGCGGAAGGGTGGACGCTCAAAGCCACGACCATATCAGGCGCTCCCGCGTGGTCGCTTCGTCATGGCGGTGACGTGTCCATCTACAACCGTCGCGACGGGCAAACGAGAGCGAGCACCATCGCAACGCTTGCGGTCACGCGAGGCGACTGCACAGTGAGCACCAAGACCATCACCTCCCACGACACCAAAGCCGCCTCCCTCGCCTATGTCCGCGAGCACTTCCCCGACCTCAACCTCATCCCGCCCCGCGCTCGCAACCCGCACGACGGCCTCGCTGACGCCGTTTGCATTGCGGTGTGGGGCTCACGACAGATCAAGGAGACATCACCATGAACCGCGTTCAACTCATCGGCAATCTGGGCAAAGACGCCCGCGTCAACACCCTGCCATCAGGCACCACCGTCGCCTCGTTCTCGGTCGCGACCGAGGAGCGTTACCTCGACCGCAAGACCAACGAATGGAAGGGCGTCACGACATGGCACGACGTCGACGTGTGGGAGCCCAAGCCCCACATCGCTGCGCTTACCAAGGGGCAGCGCGTCTACGTAGACGGCTCTATCAGCGTCCGCGAGGGCAAGGACAAAGACGGCAACAAGCGCATGTTCCACGGGGTCAAGGCGCAGTCGGTGGAAATCCTCTTCGTTCCCGACCGCCAGGACGCCCGCCAAGACGCCCCACCCTCGAAACCCTGGCAACCCTCGGGGCAAGCGCCGGGCGGGGCTCAGCGTGGGGCGCAGGGGCCGGGACGGGGCAATCCTGCCGCTGACTTGGATCTCGACTCCGTGCCCTTCGCCTTCCTCCTCCTCGCCCCCATCGCGGGCTATCTCGCGCAGTTCGTGGGGGTGTGACGTGGCGATACCGACAGACCGACAAGCGTTCCAACTCGGAAAGCGGGCGTACTACGCGGGCATGGAGCCGCGCCCCGGCATCTTCGTCCTTGGCGAAGACCCGACGACGGGCATTTACGATGCGGGCGTCATCACGGGATTCTCGCCTAACGACAAGGTCGAGACGTCGCGTGGGTTCTTGCTCTCATGGGGCGGCGAGCTGTCCCCCGACTTCCGCGACCCCGGAACCAAAGGGCATGCGTTGGCGCAGCTTCGGGACCGAACGGGCAACCCGACACTGGTAGCGAGCTACTACGCGCACACCACCATCGTCGGTCGGCCCATCGACCTACAATGGCGCGTGGACGCAATCGGCGGGAGTCCGTACCCCACCGAAGGCGAAGCCATCGTTGCCGCATTTGAAGCAACCAAGGAGACCCCATGACCCACACCGACTACACCACCGAAGCTCTGAAGACGTGGACCGCGCCGCTCCGTGGCACCGAAGAAGGCCGCACCTACCTCGTACTCGGGCTCGTGTCCGAATTAGGCGAGGTCGCGGACGTGCTCAAGAAGGCCATCCGCAACGGGACGCCGAAGGACGAAGTGCGCCGCCGCCTCGTGGACGAGATTGGCGACGTCCTCTGGTACAGCGCGATGATTCAGCACGAGGGCGGACTTCCCGCCATCGACCATGAACTCTCGCCGTGGCTCGAATACGTGGCGCGCGGCATCAGCGTGGCCGACTTGCTCGGGTTCGCAAGGGTGTTCTATGACATCACCGTCGAAGAGTGCCGCATCGCCAACATCGCCAAGCTCCGCGACCGCGCCGCCCGTGGCGTCATCGCGGGGGAGGGTGGGAGCCGATGAGCACGCGAACTGAACTAGCCGTCACCATGCACGACGAGTGGCGCATCGCCAACAAGCTGTGCAAGCAACTCCGTCACGCCAACATGAACGCCTCCAACACCATCATCGTCACGGTCTCCACCGACTACTCGGCCATGCTCGGCCAGTACCTACGCCACCAGCTTAGCCACGACGGCGAAATCTGCGACGGGTTCGGAGTCGATGTGCCGTATCCCGACCAGACCTTCGACCATGTATTCGCCCGCAACGTCGGGATCATGTTCGCCATGCACGCTGACGCCGTGACGGACAAGACGCTCTTGCTTGTCGAGGCGGGAGTAATTCGCGGCAGCAACTACGAGACGCTCGTGGCTCTCATCCGCGACTACTTCGGCCCGGTGCCGGTCAAGACCCTCGCCATGTACGAAAACGTCGGCAGCCGCTTCAAGAGCGACTTCGTAGGCGAGTACTACGACGACACGCGCCAAGACCTCACCTTCTGGTGGGAGCAGCCCAACAACCACTGGAGGACAACGTGAACACCCTCGACCCCCGCACCGTCATCTGGATGGAACCCGCATGGCGGCAAGACGGCGACCTCTACCGGCGCAAGTACGTCACCCCGCACCCCACCGACGGCACGCTGGTCTCGTGGACCGCCATGATTGAGCCGCACCCGTCGAAGGGGTGGCGCTTCTCGCTCAGACAGAACCACACGTCCGAGGTCAGCTACCAGTCCCCCGAAGCGGCGCAGCTCGCGTGCCAGAACATGATCGTCGTGACCGCCGCCACCGCCCCGCCATGCACGCCCTGACCTCGCTACTTCTCACCATCGCCCCGCCCCCGTTCACTTGGGAGTGGCCTTCGGTCCGAGCCCACTGGCCGCACGTCAGCCCCGAACTCGAAGCGTCCATCCAAGTCGGCGCCGTCGTCGGGGGCCTCGTGGGAGACGTCGCACCGTCGTGGCTCGTGGCGACGGCGTTCGTCGAGTCGAGCTTCCGCCCGCGCGTGGTCGGGGACCGGGGGACGTCGTTCGGGTTGTGCCAACTGAAGCGGCGCACGGCTCGCGGGGCGTGGCCCGTGGCGACGACGGAGCTCCTCCTTGACCCCGTGGTCAACCTCACCGTGGCCGGCGCGGTGTACCGCCGCATCATCGCCAAGTACGGCAGGACGCGGGCTCAGTCGGTGTTCGGGTGCGGGGTTCGGTGCGTCGGGGTGACGAAGGGGGCGCGGGCTAAGTGGGCTTGGTGGCGTCGGCTTTCGGGCTAGGCCCCGTCGTCCTCGAACTCACCCGGAAACGGCTCGAACTTCAGAGGATTCGCGTTCGCCATAGAGAAGCGGGAGCGCAGCCGCTCCACCTCCGCGACCAGCGTCTCGACGTCAGCCCGCGCCGCCGCGACGAACTCCGCATCCTCGATGGTCATTGGGTGGCCGTAGCGCCCGACTTGATGCGCGCAGACGGAGCCCTTCGGCCCGCTCACGCCGCCCATGTCGGGGCAGCACATCGCGGAGTAGGCTTCCCACGGGCCGGGGGTTGCAGCAGCGAGACGCGACTTGATGGCTCCGAGGTCAATCATAGCCCGCACTCCTCCAGCGTTTCCGCCACCACCCGCGCCGCACCCGCCGTGAGCCCCAGCGCCACGCCGAGCGGGAACAGAGGCCACACGACCACGCCCACGATCAGGCACCCCAGCGCCGTCCCGGAGGCTCGCCGGGCAATGTGCCATGCTGCGTTGGATAGTCGTCGGTCAGTCATTCGGCCCTCCTTGGCGCTTATCGGCACGAGCGCCGCCGTTTCAGAACACGCGCCGCCATCGTCTCGGCGGTGCGCTTGGCTTCGTCCAGGGTCGAGCACAGCCCTTCCACGGTGAAGCTCTTGCGGTGCGCCCGGTCGGGAATCTGCCCGAGCGTCCATGGCTCCGTGATGCACCACGCCCAGCCATCGCCAGTGAGTTCGACGTGCAGCGCCACCTGTGGGCGTAGGCTGAATTGGTGGTCCTCGGGGCCAGTCCAGTCACTCATCTAGCGGCCCCATTCGCGCCCAATCAAGCGCCGTCTCTGCGGAAACCACCTCCGAATCGAGGTCGCCCCACTCGGCCTTGATGGCGTCGAGCAGGCGTGTGGCTTCCACGAGGTCGCCTGAGTCGATGGCCTCGTGAACCTCGCGCCGCCGCCGCTCGCGCTCCTCGACGCGGGCCAGTTCGTCGGGGGTCAGGGCGCGGCCGATCCATGCCTCAATCTGCGGTGCGTACGGCATCAGCCACCTCCACCCCATGCGCCCGCAGGAGGGCGGTCAGGAGGGCGCGGGCGATTCCCTCCGGTGTCCCGTCGTGGTGCTCCTCTTCGCTGTCATCACGACCCGGCCCGAGGCACGCCGCATACACGGGGTGAACCTCAATCAGCAGAGCGCCGTGACGAAGCACCGCCATCGCGAGCGCGGCGGGGGAGTTGTCCCACTCTGGCTCGTCCTTGGAGCAACAGCAGTAGCCCATCTCGTAGCCACATCCCGCGCACATCCCCGACTCAGGACGCTTGAAGCCGGGCACACTCTCTCCAGCCAGCGCGGCGAGGTCTGCGAGAGTTGTTTCCGTTTTGGAAAGAACTGCCGTCACGGCGTCACCTCCCGCGCCCACTGCGCCAACAGGAGGCGGGCGCAGGCTTCGGCGAGCGACTTGCCCGTGAAGCCATCGAGGGCGTCAGCGCACCGGACGTAACCCCACGACTGCGCCGTGAGGCTTGGCCTCCCCGCCATCGCCCACAGAACCCCGCCCGTCGCGTCGTCATCGAGGTCGGGAATTGCCCTCTCGAACGCAGCCGGCATCATCGGAGCCTCGTGCAAGTCGCCCTCCGACGTGACCGCCGACAGGTCGGGCTCTCCGTCCACGATGCGCCACACGTAGTCACCGGGTTGCCAGTTACCCGTGGGCGACCGCTCGCGCGCCAGCATGCCCGCCCGCCACTCGAACTTGGGGTTCGCGGCAAGTTCCCGCGCAAGCTTCAGCTGTTCGTCGTTCATGGCTGCACCTCCATCTTCGCCAGGAGCTTCTTGATTCGGGCGACTTCGGTGTCGTTCGCCGCGATCTGCGTGTTCGCCTTCGTGATATCGTCCCGGCACCGGGATGAACTCTTCTCGACGAAATCAAGTGTCTCTTTGGCCGCTGCGATTCCAGCCGCTTGCGCTGCCGACTCATCATCGAACACGCGCGCACCCTCGGCGTACGTCTTGCCGCCCGCGCCATCCCAGATGAACCCGCCATCGTAGTACCGCTTTCGCCGGTTCCGCACCTTGACCACCTTCGGCTTGAAGGTCTTGGTGTCGTAGGACCATCGCTCTTCCCACTTCACGACTGCACCTCCCGCCGAACCTCCTTGTAGACGCTGCGGACGAGCTTGGTAGCAATCCTCAGCACCGACACATCCCCCGGTGCCGACGCCCGCCGCGTCGCGACCTCGACCGCCTGCTTGGAGCGCCCGTAGTCTTTGGCGATTGACGCCCACTTCTCGCCCTTCTCGCGGCGTCGCTTGATGTCCTCGAAGTCATACGGTCGTTTCTGCATGGAAGCGCCTCCTCGCGCTCCCGACACAATGCCGCGCGGAATCGTCGCGGTCAACGTTGTTTTGTTGTTGACGACGGATTACGGGGCGGCATCATGGGGGAGCAACCGAGGAGGTTCCAATGGTCCACAGTCTCTACAAGGTCGTTTCGCTGCTCGGGGAGTCCGAGGAGCTTGCGCCCACTGCCGATGAAGCAGCCCTGCAACACGTCCGCGCCGGGCGTCCGCTCACCCGAACGACGGTCACCGTCAACCGCGAAGGCGTCACGCTCGCCTTCCGCGTCGAGCCGACGCTGGATTACCGCGCGTTCTCCCTGCCGGTGCCCGGCTGCTTCGAGGCCCGCCAATGACCGCCGCCGAGAGGTTCAAGGCGTGCCCCATCGCGGACCGCGAAGCGCCCATTATGGCGCTCGAACGCGAAGCCCGCAGCCTCACCGCGAAGGCGCTTGCCTGCCGAGACCACGGCGCGGACGCCATCGCGGACATTGCAGTGGGCCAACAAACCGCCGTGCTTGCGGCGCTCGAAGTGCTCCGCGCGCTTCACAAGGAGGCCACCAATGGCTGACCTCGCCAACTGGCACGACGTACGCGGCACCGTGACCACCGCAAGCAACATCGCCGCGCTCGCCAAGCTCAGCAAGTGGGAGACCCCATGGTCGCTCTACATGCGCCGCAAGGGCCTACTCCCGCCCGTCGAAGAGACGGAGGCGATGTGGTTTGGCACCGCCTTGGAGCCCGTCATCATGGCGCGGCTTGCGGTGGTTCTCGACTGCCCCGTGGTCAGATGGGAGGACTTCGCTCGCGGCAACGCCATCAGCGAACAACACCTCTTCGACATGGGCACCGTCATCGTGCAGACGGACCGCTGCCCCGTGCTCATCAACGAGCGCCTCGGCACCGGAGGCACCCCCGACGGCGTGGCCTACATCGACGGCCAATGGTGGCTCGTCGAGTGCAAAACCGTGGGCTACCAAGCCCATTGCGCGTGGGCCAAGTCGGACGGTGAAGCGACCTTCGACGGACTCAAGCCCCCGCAGCGCGAGCTTCCCGATGGCTACGTCACGCAACCGACCGTCTACTGCGGCCTTCTCGGACTCGCGGGCATCGTGGTCCCGGTCCTCGTGGCGGGGCAACACCTCGACGTGTACCGCGTAGAGTTCGACAGGGACCTGTTCGATGCGCTCTGCGTGCTCTCGCAGGAGGCAGCGCAGGCCGATGAGCCGCCCGAGTTCGACCCCTACAAGGACGGCGAGCGCGTGGGCCAGTGGGCTGCGATGATGCCCGCCACCGAGACCGTGACCATCGACGACCCGGAGTTCGTGACGCTCGCTCGCGAAGCCGACGCCTTCCACCAGCTTGCGAAGCGCGCCAAGGAAGAAAGCGACGCCCGCCGCGCCGCGCTCCTGCACCGCATGGTCGAGGCCGGTATCGCCAAAGCCACGGTGCCGGGCGTCGGTAAGGTGTCCGTCACCACCCTGAAGGCCGTCCCGGAGCGCACCGTGACCCAGAAGGCCCGCGCCGCGACCTGTTACGCCCGTATCGCTCTCGGCAAGGACACCGAGACCGCAACCGCCATCGTGGCCGCGTCCGAGCAGGTTCGGGTGTTGGCCTTGAGTGACAAGGAGACCGAGGAATGAAGCTGCTACGAACCTACCACCCGGGCGGCGACCCCAAGGGATACTTCGACCCCGTCGTTCGGGCTGACTACGGAGTAACCCGCATCGCAGACTTTGGCGGTCCTCGCTTTGTCGTGGACGTCTACACGGGCGACGGGCCGCGCCAACAACTGTCCCCGCCGTTCGCCACCGAAGCCGAAGCCCTCACCGAACTCGACCGCATCGCCGCGCTCATCAGCGGGGAGGCTGCGCCCGTGCCGTCGTTCGGGTGGGTTCCGGGACCGCCGCCCGATGACGGCAAGTGGTATCTCGTCCGCTACGACGACGAGCCTACGCCGGGTGTCGCCCGATTCAGTTCAGGTCAAGCCGAGTACGTTGACGACGCCGGTCAAAGCTACGGCGGCAACCTCATCACCCACCACAACCCCACGCCCATCAGCCTGGAGATTTCATGAGCAACGACACCGCCATCATCATCCAGTCCGTCGAAGGGCGCTTGTGCGTCGTGACCATCGGCGCTGACATCGCAGCGGTCGCCGCCATGCTGAACCGCGAGGAGGTCATCGGCCAAGTTGCGTCGGTGCTTTACGAGGGCAAGCCCAACTACCGCGACCGCGTGCCGAACCAAAACAACGACCACCACCTCAGCGACGCCACCCGCCTAGAGTCGATTCTCGAAAGCATCGAAGACGCCAAGCGCATTGTGATTGCGCTCCGTAACCAGCACCTCAACGAAGTCATTCGCTCCAAGGAGGCCCCATGACCACCGAGACCGCCATTCAATCCACCAGCGCTTTCAACTCCTCCGAGGGCTTCGAGCTTCTTCAGCGCGTCGGCAACATGTTCGCGAAGAGCGAGCTTGTGCCCCAGCACCTCCGGGGCAAACCCGCAGACTGCATCATCGCGGTGCAGCTCGCGCACGAGATGGGCCTTGCGCCGCTCTCCGTGCTCCAGAACATCTACATGGTCAGCGGCAAGGCGGGATGGTCCGCTCAGTTCCTCATCGCCCGCGCCAATGCGTCGGGGGTCTTTGACGACTCGGGCATTGACTGGGAGATCACGGGCAGGGGCGCTGACCTCGAAGTAACGGCCTTCGCCACCAAGCGCGCGGGAAGTCGCCGCGTCGAGTACACGGTGAGCTACGCCATGGCCAAGGCCGAAGGATGGACGAAGAACGCCAAGTACCAGACGATGCCCGAGCTGATGTGTCGCTACCGTGCCGCGACCACCCTCATCGGGCTCTACTGCCCCGAGGTCAAGTTCGGTCTTGGCGTGCGCGAAGAACTGGAGGACATCGCCGTGTCCACTCCGCCCGCCCAGACGTCGCGCATCAAGGACCGTGTCCTTGCCGCCGCCCGCCACCAGCCCGAGCCCGCCGACGTCATCGACGAGCCCGCCGTGGAACCCAAGACCGCCGCGCGAGTCAAGGCGACGGACGACATTCGCGACGGCACCATGGAACCCGGCGAGGCCGTGGCGTACCTCGTCGGTGCGGGGTTCACCGAGGGTGAGGCTAACCGCGTCGTCGAGGCGGCATTGGAAGGTGACGCGTGACACCCTGGACCCGCATCGAAGACCCCCGCCAAAGCCCGCCCGAGGTCGATCAGTGCGACGAGTGCGGGTGGGTCAAGGCGACCAACCCCAACTGCCCCGAGTGTCTCCGCGTCGCTGCTATCCGGGAGGATGCGGAGACCGACCCTGAGGGACCGCGACGGAGGCGAGAATGACCGCAGCCGACGTTGTGCTCTACGGGCTGGCATACATTGCGGCTCCCTTCATCGTCGGGGCTGCCGTTGGCTTCGGCGCTTGTTGGGTCGCAGACAAACTCCACTGACCCTCGCCACCTCACCGCCGTGGACTCTTCTCGGTTCCTCACTACGCGCGGTGGGGTGGCTCTTTCCAACGCTCCCGCTCCCGCTTCTCCACCGCCAGCAGCGCATATCCCGCGATGTCGCGCCACGGGCTTTCTCCGAAGGCGTCCCGGTCGCTGGCAATCCTGAACAGCTTGTCGAGCACGCGGATCACGGCGAGCGCGTCGCCCATCTGCGCAAGCGGAATCCCGTTCGGGTAGAGGATGGCCATGACTTCGCCCGACCGCTCGAACGAGTCACCGTAGGCGGCGTTCTTTTCCGCGACGGTGGCGGCGATGGACCGGGCGATGTCGTCCCAATTGCGGGTCAGGGCCGGCGCGGGCTTCCAGTCCGCTGCGCGAGTCGTCGCCGTGCCGTCCCACCCTCTCATGGCGTCCTCACCCATTGGCCTTGTCCTGCACCCCGCGAAGGTCGCTCACGATGGCCCCGCCCTGCTCTCGGCGGTCTTCAAGGACAATGCCGGGTGCGGTGATGTGGACTTCGCGCACGGCGTCACGGATGGCGGGAAACAGGTACTCCTCGACCAGTGCCAGCGAGAACGCAAGGCGCTGATTGCCTTCGTTCGCGACACGCTCACGGGCGTACTTGATGGCAAGGCCCGCGATGGCTTCGGGGGTCACGGCTTCACCGGATGCGTGATGGTGACGGACTTCCCATTCGACGGGCACTTGACCACCGTGCGGGTGTCTTCAAGCGTCACGGTGGCGGGGACCGGGCACGTCCATGAGACGGTGGTGCAACCGGTCAACAGGAGGATGGCAACGATTCGCATGAGTGCTCCAGTGCCGTCTCTACGGCGTCGAGTTGAGTTGTGCCGGTTGCTACCACGACCCCACCGCACCACACCTCGAACTCTCCGGGAATCCCGGATGGTTCGACGGAGCACGGTGCGCCCATTCGCGCGGTCAACTTGGCAAGTTTGGCCGAGACCTCAAACGCGGGCGACCATGAGGGGTGGTCTACGAGGCCGCGCACTTGGCCCGCTCCTTCGCCCGCGCCACGAACTTGCGGAAGTACGCCGGCCAGTGCAGGTCGCACGGCGGGACGGTGGTCCAATCGAGGTGGGTTTTGCAGGGGCAGGTCATTCGCTCTTCTCCAGTGACGCGAGCCACTTGCCGAGCGCCTTCCGCTGGTCAATGGTCACGCCGGTCGCCGCCTCCACCTCATCCATGGTCGCGCTCGGGTCGTTCTTCGCGTAGGCCCACGCGCGGCGGGCGTCGTCGACTTGCTTATCGGCGCTCTTCAGTGCGTCCGCGATCTTCTCTTGGATGGCACGTAGCCGCGCCTGCTCCTGGATCGCGTTGCACATCACGAAGTCAGCGGCTTGTTCGGGGGTCACAGCCGCTCGTCCGTGTCGCCGGTCTTCGTCTCGGCTTTGGGTCGGTAGAAGTCCGCAACCGGACCCATGTAGCCGTGTTTCAGGTAGTCGTCGGCGGACGTCGGGAGTGGTCGCGGCTCCTCGCGCACCGGAGCAATCTCCACCGGCTGCGGCACCGGCCCCGCCTGCCGAAGCACGCGCGTGATGATGCCGATGCACAGAAGCACCGGCCCCGGCCACGACTGCCCGGTGAGCACGCCCGCCTCGACAAGCGCAGTCAGCACCGCGCCCGCCGTGGTCACGATGTCGGAGAAAATCAGGGTCTTCGAGACCCCGCCAGATCGTCGTTGGTAGAGCTTGCGCATGCAGCTAGGTTGCCCCGCGCACGGCATCGCGTCAACGTTGGAATGTTGTTGCTACCGCTTCTCGCGAGCCGCAGAGGACGTGCCCCGAATGGCCCACGGGAACGCCCCGGCACTCCGCGCTCAACAGTGGCTCCGCGTACTCATCGACGCACGCCCGCGCGCAGTCGCCAGTCAGCGCGCCCCACTCGTGGACCATCTGGCCGGTGCCCGCCACGACCGCAAGCGCCCACCCGTCGCCACCGATGAAATCGACCGCCGCGTGGAGTGCCTCGCCCTGCAATTCGGATTCGAGGTTGTGAACCCTCGCGAGCATCGATTCGGTGTCTTCGTCGATGCGCTCAATGGCCGCGTTGATTCGGTCGAGGTTCGGAGTGGGAAGGTCCGACGCGCACGCCGTCTCGGAGTAGCCCTGTTCGCACCCGACAAGCATCAGCGCGGCGAGGATTCCATGCGCCCCTCCAGACGGGACAGGCGCGTGTCCACGTTCGCCACCTTGTCGGCCACCTTCTCGATCTGACCCGCGATGGGACCGAGCTTGGCGTCCATCCCCGTCACCGCGCTCGCAAGCTGGTTCTGCGTCACGAGGTCCCGGCTCAGCGCCCACGTCGTTGCGACCGCCCCGACCAGCAGCGACGTGACCACGCCCACCGTCAGTTTCGCGTTTGAAAGCATCCATCACCACCTCTCCCCCGTGCAGGGGGTCACGGCACACGAGACAACACCGGACCGCAGTCCGAATCTCTCTCGCATGTCGCCACCCCGTACACGTTATCACCCTCCCGTGGTTTTCCCTAGAGCGGCGTCAGCGGGTCGGCTTCACGTAGAACCGGAGATTGACGGACGCATCACAGGAGTTCGCGCCCGCCACGAGCCGAAACACGGTCGATGCGTCTGACTTAAGCATGCGCTCTGCCGTAAAGCTTGATTGAGCCAGGATGGTCCCCGTCGTGATCTGACGCGTGTGAATCGTCGTGCCACCCGTGTAGGTTAGCGGCGTCGCGGGAACGCCGGCCTTGCACGTAATGCCCGACGTCGTGGCGCTGTTCCGATTCGCGTTGTAGATGGTCGCTGCCGTGCCCGCCGCGAGGCTCGTTACATCCTCCACAATGGTCAGCGCTGCGATCTTCTCCGACGCAATGTCGAACATGACGTGAGGCACCACCCCCGCCGGGACCGTCAACGCGACTTCCATGGCTTCGGTCGAGGCCAACGTTGCGCGCAGCGACACGTCGAACACTTGGCCCTCATGGACCGCTTCGTGTGTCGAGTCGAGCGTGGGAGAGTAGGGGTTGGCGTAGGGTCCGCGATAGAGAGGCATGGTCAGGCTCCTTGCAGGGCCGCCAGAGCGCGCCCGTAGTTCACGTCGATTGACTTCATCTGCCAGAACCAGAGTTGCTCAGGCTCGAACCAGAGTGCCGCCGCGACCTGTTCGGTGATCTGCGTCTTCTTCGGCATCCCGTCAATCGGGTCGTACGCCGCAAGGCCCACGCCGAGACGCCGGCCCTCTGCGAACTCGCCCCAATTGCGCTCGCTCATGGCGACCGACTGCGTCTCGCCGGGCCAAAGTATGTTGTCGGGGGACGCCTTCAGCCCGTTCGACTCCCCGACGGAGTACGCCTGCGGTCGAAGCTGCACGCCGCACACGAGGAGCTGCTCAGTCACGCCTTGCAAGAACGCGTAGTCGTTGATCGACACGCGCTTCGGGTCCACCGCTTCGTACAGCTTGCCCACGACTTGCGCCCGCTCGGATGCGGCCTTGCGCCCACCCGACGCCCACGCCATCTCCGTGTCCAAGTCGAGTTTCACGTCGGGGAACGCCTTGAGGATGGGGGCGACGTACGCGAGCAAACCGTCGAGGTACTTGACCGACGGCCAAATCCACGCCGTCAGGTCCACGCCGACGCCCGCCGCCTTGAGTTCGGTGATGACACCCTTTAGTTGCGCCATCGAACCAAAGGGCTTGAACACCGGGCCGTCGCCGTGGGAGTTCAGGAAGAGCCCGAGACGCGCAGGACGAAAGCCGGTGCGTTGGTACAGCTCCTCGACCTCTTTCGCGGTGCCGTCCTTCGCGTCCCACCACGACCACTCGCGCGAGGTCCACGCGCACAGGGGCGGCACGCGTCGGGGCTGCGGGTAGCCGTAGAGCTCTACGGCGGCGCGGGTGCCGGGGCCGTACTTGCCGTCGACGACCAGCTTCGCGCCTTGCTCGTTGAGCCAGCGCTGAAACACTTTCACGAGTTCAGTACGCTTGTCGCCGGGGACGGGAATGAGGGGTTGTAGCATCGTCACGGGTTACGCTCCTGCGCGGCTTTCGTGCGGGCCGCTTTGGCTTTGGTTCGATTCTGGATGCCTTCGCGGAGGGCGTCGTCGAACAGCTTGTCAGCCGTCGCCATCCACCGGACGTCGTTCATGGTGCCGCGCTCCAACAGGTCGAGGTTCTTCTTGATGCCGCGCACGAGACGCGACGCCGGGAAGGGCTCAACCGCTTCGCCATAGACCTTGAGTAGCGGGGTCAGTCGCTTGCGGTACTCGGCGGCAAACGCCCGAAGCTGCGGCGGGCGCATCTGTGACACGGGTACGAGGATGCCGGTCGCCTCCTGTGCGGACCGAGCCACCTCGCGACGCTTGGCCTCGGCTTGCTCCGTCTGGTTCACGAGCGCGTCGTCGATGTCAACCGACTGCCCGCGCGTCCCGAGGAAGACGTCTCGCACCGCTCCAGAGAGCGGGCGTTCGCGGCCTTGGTAGTCAGGCACACCCGCCGCCGACGCAGCCAGACGCTCGTACTGCGAGCCGCCCTTGATGCGCGTTCGGTCTATCGGCCCCGACCCAATTGCGCCGCCCGCGCCGATGTCGGACAGCGACGGCGTGATGGGCGGGAGATAGGCTTGGATCAGGTGCGACATTCGCGCCGCGCGCTCTTCTTCGGGCGTCATGCCCTGCCGCACGATGGGTTGACCCGTGAACGTCGGGACCGCGCCCATCTGCTCGGCAAGCGGGCGCACGAGCGGGTTGATGTCGATGTTCAGCACCTCGCCCATGAAGTCCCAAAGCTGCGCGCTGTCCGAGTCATAGCGCGTCGTCTTGCCGCCCGCGTACTGCGAAACCGGGGACAGGTAGCCCGTATTGAGCAGGTCGATTCGCCCCTCCGAGTCCTTGCCCATGCCGGGGATGATCTCGCCCATCGCGGTCATGCTTGACGGGGACGTACCGCGCACGCCGCCCTTCGCCGCCTCGACCTCATCCGTGGTGAGTCCCGACCGCGCGAGGTTGATGTCGCTCAGATAGTCGCTCGTTTGCATCCACAGTTGCGCGCGTAGCGGGTCCTCTGCAAGCCACCGCTGCATGCGCGGAATCGCTCGCGCCGAGAAGGCGATGAACGGCTGACCAGCGAGGTAAAACGCCGCCCGTGCGCCCGCTCGTGACTTGCCTTCGCGTGTGACCGGGGCCATGGGCGAGCGCAGCACTTGCGCAAAGCCCGGCACGTTCTCGTAGTCGATGAACGCCTCGCGGGCCTTGTTCGCCGCCGCTGACCGCGCTTCTTGGCTCACGAGCGTCGGTGCGACGCCTTCGGCCCTCGCGGCTTGGTCGATCATCTTGCGGTAGTAGGCCAGCCGGAACAGGTCATCTTGCGCGCTGTAGACCATGCCAGGAAGACGAGTGAGCGCAGACCCCGACGCTTTCGCCGCCTGCCACGACCGCTTAGCCGGCGCAAAACTCTTGGGCTCCGACGCGCCTTGACGAAGACGCATCCACTGGTCTTGGCCTTCGACGTCCCGCAGCTTTGCGCGCGTCTGCCGTTCACGCTGGAACGCACCCGACCGGATGTCATCCACCGCGCCCTTGGCCGCTTCGCCCGCTTCACCGACGGCCTCAAACAAGCGGGCCAGCGGCTCCGTCGTCGACTTGAACGCGCCTTCGAGTTGCGACGCGAGGTAGTCCCGGCCCAGCTCCGAACGCCCGAACGTGCCTTGAAACACGCCGTCCTGCTGCGCCATCTTGTACACGTCGGACTTCTTGCCGCGCGCAAGGTCGCTCAGGGCGTCGGCGTAATAGCCGAGGTTCCGGGGGTTCCAGAGCGACATGCCGACCATGGGCGCGAACACGAGCGCGGACGACAGCACGTTGCGCGCATGGGTCGCGGGGCTCCACACGGTCTTGGCGCTCTTCCATCGGCGGTTGATGGCCGACACCGCGTTGTTAGCCTCTTCGAGCGCCACGCGGCGGTTCACCATGTCGAAGAACAGGTCAGCGGGGATGTACTTGCCGCCCAGCGCGCCGTACTTCTTGAGCCCCGGCGAGCCCGCATCGTCCGTCATGCCCGCCGCCTTGCGCACGCCCTCGGGGAAGCGCGCTTCGTCGGGAACCATGATCCACTCGTCCATGCCGGGAATGTCGCCGCGTGGGTTCACGGGGTCGATGGCTTCAGCGGCAATCCTCGCGGGGTTGCCACGGTACTTTGCTGCGACGCGGGCGTTGTGCTCCGCGATGGCTTGCGCGCGTCGCTGAAGGTAGGCGGCTTGGTCAAGCGCCACGCCCGACTTATCGATTTTGTCGTACAGCTTGTAGGTCTCCACGTCGTCGATAAAGCCCATCAGCCCAACCAGCGCCTCTTCGGCCAAGTCGGTCTTGAGCCCAAACTCAGCCTCACGCCGCGTCATCGGGACGCCTTCGCGACGAAGCGCGTTTGCTCTCAGCCGCGAACCTTCGAGATAGGGGTTCAGCTTCTTGCGGTCGCTCTTGCTCATGGCTTCGAGCGGGTCCGCGATGGTGCCCTCACGAATAGCGCGGTCCATGACCTGCGGCCAGTACAGTTGGCGCACTTGCTCGGCGTTCTCAAACATGCCGAGCGACTTGGCGTCATCGGTTGCCTGCCTAGACAGTTCCGCGAGTCCGCGCCCGTAGCGGTTCACCACGCGCTGTTCGCCGTCCATCTTGGCGACCCACTCGTCTGCTTGAATGGCTTGCCTGCGGAAGTTGGCCGCCATCGCGGCGCGGTCGGCAGCGTCAGGGACCTTGCGGCCTTGGCGTCGAAGATCGGCCAGTGCGTCCAGTTCGTTCATGCGCGCCGTGAGTAGCGCGGACTCTTCCATCATCCCAACCAGCGACTCGCGCGACTTGGCCGCATCGCGCGCCAGCACCGGCCCCGCGCTTTGCGCCCGTGGAATCGACGGCCCTTCAGCGCCTCCCGTGGGCCTTGGCACTGCCGCGCCCATGCGCATCGGGTCCGACGGGCCGAGACCCGTTTCACGACGGATGGCCGCGTTTGCGGACTCCTCGATGCGCGCGAGGTCTTCAAGCCGGCTGCGCGCCGCAACCTCAGCCCGGTACGTCGCGCGCCGGGCGTTGTCCCATGCCGTCGCTGCCGCCTGCTTGGCCGCTTGCGCTGCCTTCAGGTCGGCCACTTCACCACGAAGCCGAGCACCGTCCGCTGCGGCCTGTGCGCGCTCGGACTTAGTGAGGCTGTCCTGCCACGCCGCCCACGCCCGTGACTCAGCGGCGCGTGCCGCCTTGATGGAAAGCTGCGTACGTAGGTCTTCAGCGCCTTGCGTGCGCGCTTGCTTCAGTTCTTCAGCCCGGCGCTCAGCACCGATAGCCTTGTCCCACGTCTCGCGCGTCGCCGTCTTGCCGCCCCGTGGCGTCGCCTCGATGGCAGCCTGTGCCTCTTCGCGAGCAAGCTTCAGCGCATCGGCCCAGACGTCGCGCATCTCCCCGAGCTTCGCCTTGCGAGCATCGAACGCGGCGCCAACTGCGGCCTCGGTTTGCGCCGAAAGGCCCTGCTTGACCTCGGCCCTCGCCTGCTTGGTCGCAGCCTCGCGTGCTGCCCGTAGCGACGCCGACAACTCCAGAATGCGCGCCTGCTCAGCCTGCACGGCATCCGCATCCATCGGGCGATTGTCAGCACGCGCCCCGATGCCGCGCGCAAGGTCAGCCTCCCGAGCCTTCGCCGCGCCCAGGGCGAAGTCAGCACCCTGCGCGCGGATAGCCGCGTCCTCGGCCTTCGATGCTGCCGCCGCGCCACGTTCAGCGCGCGCCCCGACCAGTTCGTCAATGCGCGCGTTGATGGCGTCAAGGCGCGCCGCCGCTTCTGCTCGCGCCACGTCAAGCGCTGAATCCGCTAGGTTGTCAAACGCATTGACGGTCGGCGCGCCTCGGTCGATGTCGGTCGCCATCTCGCGAAGCGCTTTCGCTTCGGCCTTCTTCTTGGCCCGCATCATCTCGCCGTAGTCGGTGCGGACGAACGCAGATTGCTGCCGCGCCCTGCCACCGGGTCGCGGCGGCTTGGCCGATTGGTCCCACGTCTTGAACTCAAACATCTGCCGAGAGCGGTCGTTGCCCGGCATCCAGTAGCCGCCTTCTAGCGGCGAGTGCTCGGCTTGAAGAAAGCGACGCACCGTAGGACGCTCGGCGTCGGGAACCTTGGCGAGCGCTTCGGTGAGCGCCCGTTCGCGCTTCGTCTTGCTCGCCATGCCCTCGCGTTCCAGCGCTTGCACGATCTCCCCGACCTGCTCGTTGCGTGGATTCAGCCACCACCGAAGCTCAGGGTAGGCGTTGCCGAGTCGCTTGATGCCGTGGCTGATGAGGTCCGATGCCGCCGTGAGTCCGAGAGTTGCGCCGTAGGACGGAGCCCGCGCCGCCGTCTCCACAAGCGCCCGCTTGACGTTTTCGCGCTGCAACTGACGTTCAAGACTGATGGTCCATCGTAGCCGCTCGTTCAAAATGCGCCCGGGAACGCCAGCCTCTTTGAGCTTCGCGGCGGCTTCGGCCATCTCGCGCTCAACGGGTGCACCTGCCTTGACCGCACGCGCCCACCCTTGCACCGCCTGCTCGGTCTTGGCACTTGGCCCATCGAAGACTTCGACAGCGCGGCGCGTCTCGCGAACCCGCGCCTCTTGGTCTGCGAAGCGCTTGGCGAGCTCTGCGCGGTCCACATAAGCCGATTCGTCGATTGCCTTGCCGGTGCGCTCAGCGACCTCGATGCGCGCGTCCATGGCGTCAAGCGCGTCCTTCGTTCGTGCCGATTGGCGTGCGGCTTCATCCGCTTCGACGTAGAGCGATTGGCGCTCAGCGGCAAGCGGGGCCGTCTCCGCGCGCGTGGCGTCAAGTTCGCGAGTCAGCTTTGCGGTCCTGGCGGCGCTCGCGTCCGTGATGGGCTCTGCGAGCTTCCGCACGCCTTGACCCGCCATGGCGGCATTGAGCAGTGTCCCAATAGGTCCGGCCTCAAGCTCCTTGCGGGGGTCAAGCGCGGTGCGAGCAAACGAGCGAAACGCCCCAGTGCCCACTTCCTTGACCCCTTCGACGCCACGCTGAACCACGTCCTCGATGTTGCCCTCGGGCGTGCCCAGCGAGCCCAAAGCCTCCGCGCCCGCGACGCCGAGCTGACTAAAGCCCGTGGCGATGTCGCTGATCTCGGACGGAATGCGCTTCAGTCCGCGCCAAACGGACTCACCCCAATCCTCGCCCTTCGCTGCCGACGCTTCGCCCGGCATCGACACGGGGTCGCGGTCGAGCCCGAGACCTTCGTAGAGCGCGCGGTTGAAACCCTTTTCCGCGATGGCCTTGCCCGCCTGCTCGCCCTTGCGCATGGCGACGGTGCCAAGTGCAGCGGGGAGCGCGGCAACGTTGCGCCCGATGTTCGTGCCGTACTCATCGCCAAGAGGCAGGAAGCCTTCGTCTTGGGGCTCGCCCGTGATCGTCTGCTTGGTTTGCCGGTAGAGTTCGGACGCGGCACCAAGCGGCACCGTGACCGGGAGCGCCGCGACTTGACCGGCGCGCTCTACGAACGACGGCTCACCGACGACGCGCCGTCCACTCGGCAACGTGCGCGGCGTCGCGAAGGCTTCGTCGGGGTCGCCGCCACGAGACGCGACTTCGCGCTCCTTGCGAAACTTGTCAAGCGCGAAGCGGGCTTCGGGTGTTTCAAGGCTACCCGGCGTCTCGCGCCCGAGAGGCTTCGGGGCCGTACCGACGCCTGCGATAATGGGGCCTCCCGGATACCGCTCCTGCCCGACGCGCTCAGCCCGCGCCGTGCCCTCCGCTTCGTTCACGAGGTTCTGACGCACCTTCGGGTCGAAGACGTCCGTGAGGTCGCGGAGACCGCTTGCGGCACGCTCGGTAATGAAGCGCTCCCGCACGCGCTCGCCCAGAGGCTTGGGCGCGGCGGGAGGCTGAAACGTGGGGGATGGGGCGGGCGACGGCTTCGGAGCCGCCATGACCGGAGGTGCGAGGTCCGGTGAGTCGGTGAACATCGGCCGCTTTGGGGCAGCCGGTGCCACGTCGGGGGAGTCGGTGAAGACAGGCCGCCCGGGGGGCTTCACGATGTCGGGAGAGTCGGTAAACTTGAAGGGCGGCATGACGGCACGTTACCAGTCATCCCGCGCGGTTGAAAGGGTCACTCGAACCCGTAAAGCGCGGCCTCTCGCTCGTAGAGGTCGGCTTTCTGCGACGACGTCAAGCCCGGCATCGCCTGAATCTTGCGCCCGAGTTCTTCGGCGCTCCTTGCCTGAATCGTCGGGGCACGCGCCGGGGCCGGTCGTGCGGGAGCGGTGCCACCACCGCGAACCCACTCGGGAATGGGCAAGCCCTGCGCTTCGAGGTCAGCAGCAATCTCCTCGGGCGTCATGCCCGCCGCCGCCGCAGCGGTGCCGACCGTGGCCCTTGCGCGGTTGCGCCGCTCGGTTTCGAGTCGGGTGCGCGCCTCCGTTGCCCGCGACCTGACCGCGTTGTAGGCGGCAAGGTCAGGGCCGTCGAGGTCAGCCGGGGGTTGTGCGCCCCGGATGGCGGCGGCGAACTGGTCCGCATCGAGTAGACCTTCGCCCACGCTCGCGACGTAGTTACCAAAGCCCGCGCCGATGCTCGGGTCTCCCTTGACGACTTGCGCCACCTCGTTGACGGACACGTCGGTATCGGTCACGGCGGGAATGGCACGAGCCGCCGCCCCCGCACGTTCGCGACGCTCTTGCGCCACGCGGGCTTGTTCGGCTCGCGCTTCGGCTGCCGTGCGGGCTTCGTCGGTGCGCGCGGTGCGCTGGATGTCCATCGGGGACGTGCCGACTTCTTCGCGAAGCTCAGCCACCGTCGGCTTGTACCGCGCTTGCCCCGCCATGAAGTTCGCTCGCATGGCGTTCTGTGCTTCGATCACCTTCGCGGCGGCGGCAGGGTCGCCCTTGCGAGCGGCAGGAAGTGCCGCGCTATACACGCGGAACGCGGCACGGTACGCGCCGGCCTCTTGGTTGTTCATGCCGGCGTCGATGGGCTGGCGAACGTAGCGCTCCCAGAACGCAGGGCTCTCTTGGTAGGCACGCGGCTGCGAAGACCCCTGCGGGTTGCCTTTCCGGTCGCGGGTCTGCTCCACGACCATGATGATGTCACCCGTGGGCTCCTCGCCACCTCGGGCCGCGCCACCCGCGCCGCCCCGACCGCCCCCACCCTGTCGGCTCATTGGGGATTGCGGCACAATGTCACCGCGCAAGCCGTCGTCGGTGTTGCCGCTCGGGAGCACGGTCTGCGGCGGGGTGTAGACGCCGAGACCCCTGACGTACTTCGGAGCGCCACGGCTGCGGGCGCTCATCAGGAGGTCGAGTTGCCGCATCTCTTCGGCCTTGGCCTTGGCGTCCGCTTCCTGCTGCCGGGCTTGTGCGATAGCCGTAGCCGACGCGCCCCGAGCTTGAAGCGAAGCGACGTTGGCCGCTGCCTGCTGCTCCTCCCACAAAAGCTTCTTGCGCATCAGCTCCAAGCCAAGCGCCCGCTCGTCGCGCACGTCTTGTGCCTGCTGCGCCAATCCCCGCACGCCCACGGGGAGCGACGGGATGGCCTCGCGGTAGCCGGTCTCGCGTGCCATGGCGGCGACGGTGGACGGCATCATGCGCGGTTGCGCGTACACCTCAGAGCTTCGCATCTCACGGGCCGGCACTGGTGCGGGGCGCTGCGCTACGGGGCTTGGCGGGGCTGCTACGGGCCGGCGCGGGGCTTCCGCTTCCATGCCACGCGGAGCGATGGGCGCCGACACCACGGGAGCGCTCGTCACGCGGCTGAACTGCGCTTCAAGTCCCGGGGTCAGCATCGGGTTTGACGGCAGGCGAGCGGGGGCCGGTCCCGGTGGCGTCATGGCAGGGGGCTTCAGGACTTGCGCCTTGACCCCACCGAGCGACGGCGCAGCGGTCTCGATGCCACGGCGACCGAACCCGGTCTCTGCCGCTTCACCGAACGACGCTTGCGGGCGAAGCTCGGTCGCGGCGCGGGACTCGGCGGCTTGGCGAATCGCGGAGGACACGCCGCCCATTGCGTCGTCGTCGGGGTAGTAGGTGCCCGCCGCTGCTGCCCGCTCGTTCTTCGTCAGCGAGTCGCGGAACGCGGTGCCGGCGAGGTCCGCGCCGATACCCAAAGCGGTGCCGAGCACGTCGCCGCCGAGACGACGGAGGAAGTTCTTTGAGGCTTGGTCGCTCTCGAACGCGCGTTGTTTCTCGTTCTCCTGCCGTTGGGCACGAATGCCCTTCACTTGGCCGAGGTAGTTCGGGGCGAGGTTTGGGACTGCCATGGCTTAGCCCTCCGTTTCGAGTTCCTGATACCAGAAATCTTGGAAGTCCTCGAAGGGCATAAAGTCCTCTCCGCGCTCCATCGCTGCCTCGCGGTAGGCGTTCCAAGATGCCATCCAACCCGGATCATCGGGCGTCGTGTTCTTGGTCGGCCCCATCGCCTGCGGCCATTGCCACACCCAGCCGTTCTTGATGTTGGGCACAGGGTCGGCGACGCCCGTGAGACCGTCGTTACCCGTCGATGCGCCTTGGCCGCTCTGCTCCGTCGTGTCCGCAGCGTCGGCGGCGTCGAGTACGGACTTCGGAACCGTGAGCTTTTCGCCCGCCTTGACCAGTTCGCGCAGCACGTCGCCGTAGGACGCCCCCGAATCGAGCGCGTCGTAGGCCCATGCCAGGGCATCCGCGTCCCACTCCTCGCCCTGAACTTGCGCAAGAATGTTGTTGAGCGTCGTGTGCCGGTCTGACTCCGCTTGGCTCGTCTTGTCGTACTCGAACATCTCGCGTTGAAGGTCAGCGGCTTCCGCTGCCAGCTCCTTGCGCGTCTCGTCGTCGAGCTGCGACCCGTACGCGGACAGGTAGGTCTTGATCTCGTTGAGCCGCTGCTCGATTTGGATCGCCTTGTTTTCCGTCTGAAGATCCGTCATCGCGGAGATCGCGCCGACGTCGATGTTGCCAAGCCCCGCGATTTCGAGACCCGACCCGCCGAGACCGCGCCCCGCCATCTGCTGCATGGCCTTGGCCTTGGCTTCGGCGGCTTGCCGGATGATCTGCGCTTCCTGCGCGGCGAGTTCCTCGGGATTGAACCCGAACTCCGACAGGTCGGAGGTCATGGCCCCGAGCGCTTCCTTGGCCGTCGTTTCCTTGACCTGCTCCTGCAAACCCTCGATGCCCATCGCGTCGGCCAGAGCTTCCCAATCAAGCTCGTCCGTCGGGTTCGGCCCCGTCGGCGGTCCCGTACGCATCGGCGTGGTGGACGCCGGGACGATGGGTCGCGGCGGGATGGTCTGCCCGTCGGGTCCAATGGTCGGGTCCACCTCGCCCTCGTTGGGCATGCCGGGGACGTAGCGCGGATTCATTTCCACCGGGCTCTTGGGAATGAACGAGCCGCTCGTGTCCGGTGCGCCGCGAACGGGCGTCAGGTTCAGTGCGCTGATGCCGAGGTCCACCACGGGCGCGTTGGGCATCGGAGCGACGTAGCGCACAGGCGCGGGGGCCACCGTTGCCGGGACCACGCCACCCACCGGAGCGGGCGTGTACGCTTCGCCCGTCGTGAGGTACGCGGGTTTCGGCTGCCACTCGGGGTTCGGGTAGTCCCCGCCCGTCTGCGCCTTCATGGCCGCGATGGCTTGGGCGCGGGGGTCCATCTGCGGCGCTTGCTGCATCGGCTGCATCGGGGCTCGAGCCGGCATCTGCTGCTGAACCGCCATGGGGGCCGGGGCCTTCGCGGGCGGCGCTTGGTAGCGCTGCGGGGCCGGTGCGCCCTGGTAGCGCTGCGGGGGCTGCTGCTGCGCTTGCTGCATCGCAACCGCCTTGATTTGCGCGTCCTGCGCCGGGGCCGGTGCGCCGCTCGGCGCTTGACCTCGGAGCGGGGCCTTCGGGGGCTTCGCCAGCGTACGCGGCGGTCCTTGGGGGTTCAGTCGTGGAATCGGCGGTTGTGGCAGCATGACGGACCCCTTAGCTCTTGTGCAGGACCTTGACGAGCAGGCTACACGAGAAATCGACAATCGTCGCCGTCGTAAGCGTGACCGTGACCGTGATGGTTTCGCCCGCGCCCAGGCTCACGTCGTTGAACGCCGTGGTGTACTTGACGGTGTTGGCGTCCGACGACGACGACGTCAGCGCCGCCGTGAGCAGGTTGATCGTTCCGTTGCTGCCCTGAATGGACAGCGACGGAGACCCTGCCGTCGAGTAGTAGTAGGACTCGAACGAAACCGGAATCCACGGGTCGTTGCCCTGCACCCGGAATGCCGAGCGGTAAGTGCCCGCCACGAGGTTGCCGCACATCGAGAAGAGCGGGACCGTCATGTACGAGTAGGGGTTGGCGAGTTCGCCAGTGGTGACTTGCCCGCCAGCGAACTTCGCCTCGACCGCGTCAAAGTTGGCGTTCATCTGCGACGCGCTGATGGTGCCGCCGTTCGGAAAGGTGTTCGGAATGGTCAGGGACATGGGCGCTCCTACGAGACGAGAGAGAAGGCGTCGTTGCCGGTGACGGTCGCGGTGCCCGCTGTGTATTCGATGGTGCCATTGGTCAGCACGTTGCCCACGATGGTGCCGTGACCGACGCTGGAACCAAGGCGAATCTTGCGGCCTGCGGACAGCGCTACGGGCGTGTAGGCGTCCGACCCCGCCGTGACCCCGGTCAGCCCCGTCCATGCGACCGAGTAGGCACCAGAGGCCGTGTGTGACGTCGTGGTCAGGTCGATGTACGAGCCATCGTGGCCGACCGCTGCTGATGACACCGTGACTGCCGCCGCGCCGCCGCTCGGGGTGATCGTGTAGTTGCCTGCCGTTGTCCACGTCGAATCGCTCGGGACGGTCACGGCCAGGGTGAGTCGAACGCGTGTGAGACCCACGGACTGCGCCGATGTGATAGTCGTGTCAGGCACGGTGCCCCCGGGCGCCACGTAGCTGTTGAAGGAGTAGGTGCCCGCAAGAATGTTGCGGCTCGACACGCCATTGAGGCTGACCGCAAACGGCGGCACGGCTGCCGAGACCGCTGCCATTAGAGCGTCTCATCCCAATGAAGCCACAGGTGCCCGATCACGATGTAGTCGTTTCCGGTGTCCGTGTCGTAGTCGTTCAGCGAGCCGTCGCAGATGCGCAAGTGCTCCCCGAAGTGACCCACGAGCGCAGTGTTGCGCAGAAACAAGAACGCTGGAGCAGGGAGGTACTTCCCTCCTCGGTCGCGCCAAATGCACGTTGAGCCGGGCGTGCCGGGAGAGTCCGAGTAGCCGACACGCGCATACCCCGCCGAGACCAGCGACGTCGTCTGCGCCACCTCCACAGGAGTGCGGCACACGTTCGTGGAGTCCGACGTATCGCGCCCAATGGTAAACGACGCGTTCGTTACAAGCGGGATGCCTTGCACTAGGCACGTCGGCCGCGTGTCCACGGCGATGTCGAGCGGGACGTGGTTGCCGACGTAGACGAACTGGTCAGCCGACGCAGCGCTTGTGTCCCGCAGGTTGAACCACGCATAAGTCCCGGTGTTGCTGCCGTCGATCGCAAACGTCCCCGTGGCACAGTAGACCTGCGACCCGACGCCCGGCGCGGCGCCGTCGTTCCATCCGTTGTCAGGGGTCACGGGGTTCGCGCCGAAGTTCTGCGCGGCGTTCGTCCACCCGCCCTTGACCGAAAACAGGCACTTGAGCGTGTCGGCCGATGCGTTGGTAAACTTGGCTTGCCAGCGCGCAGAGCCGAGCACCGTGACGGGCTCAATGACGAAGTAGCTCCCGTCGGGGCAGTCGGACGAGGAGGACCACGAGGTCACAAAGCCGGTCCCCTGCTTGTACAGCGCGATGGCACTCCCGGTGTTGTTCACGAACTGTAGCGCCGTCTGGCCCGATGACGCGATGAACGTGTACATGCGGAACAGAGACTCTTCGCAGGAGGCGGTGCCGTAGCGGACGAACTTGCTAGCCATGGGTCAGCTCACTCGGTTGTTGGCGACGACATAGCCGCTCGACGTGCCCGTGATGTCCACGGTGACGGTGGTCACTGACTCGAACAGGCAATCCCGCACCACGCAGTAGTCCGCGCTCGCAATCTCAATTGCCGACGACGCGCCGTCAAAGTGGCACTCGACCACCTCGCAGTAATCGCTTGTGATGAGCACGGTGTCATAGCCCGTGTTGAGCCCGTCCTTGATGGTCAGCCCTTGCAGCCGTAGCCGTGACCCACTCAGCGTGAACACCGGCGCCGTGGGCGTCACCGTGCGACGAAGGACCGTCTTGCCCGGGGCGAGCGCGATGATCTCGAGCCGCGTGTTGCTGATGGTGATTCCCGCCGCGCCGATGTCGTACTCACCTTCGGAGAGGAAGATGCGCGCGCCCTCGCTGCCCGTGCGCGTCCCGGTGACGGTGCGAATCGCGTCCTCGATGGACTGGCCGGGGAGCACCACGTACCCAAGCGCGGCAAGGCGGGACTGCGCTTCGCCAAGACCCACGCCGGCGCGGAGTGCGGGGAGTGCGCCTTGGGCCACGCGGGTGAGACGCTCAGGCGCGAAGCCGAGTCCGATGGGGCCGCCCGAGGCCGGTGAGACGTAGCGGGCTTGCGTCATCGGTTCGGGCTCTCAGGCGGGCCGAGTTCGAGCGTGATGCTCGCTACGTTCACGGCGTTGGAGCGCGTTCCTGCCGTGTAGGGGTCGTCGATGATCCCAATCCTGAACCACCGCGACGTGATGTTGACGTCGAGGCGCGACGTAAACCAGTCAAGCGGCGTCCACTTGCTTGTACCCCACACCGCCGAGCCGAAGAACGCGGACCCTGCCGGGTTCGGGTGAAGCGCCGTCGTGCCCTTCGTATTGAAAGCGGCGGTGCGCGTGATGCGCTCGGTGTAGTCGTTGGCGGTTCCGGCGTCGTCCACGACGTCCCATCCCGCCTCCTCGCCTTCGATGCAGGACATGGGGAGGTCGATGGGCACGGCGTCGGAGCCCACGGTGACGGGCGAGCCGCCTTGACCAGTAGCGAACACGCCCGTGGACAGCACCTTGAAGCGCACCGAGCGGCATTGGCGGTACTCGTCTTCGGCGGGGGCTAGGCGCTGACTGACCCAGTACATGGGAACGCCGTCGCTGCTCCCTCCATCAAACGTTGCCGTGGGCAGAAGCTCCGCAAGCGTGCCGTTCGAGCCAAAGCCAAGAACGCGACCCGCCACCTCGGCCATGTCGTAGATGTTGTCACCGTTCGACATTGTCCAGATGTTCCAGCCCCGCCGCTTGAGGTCGTACACGAGCAGGCACCGGAACTCGTTGAGTTCGCCGAAAGCATCCAAGCCCGCGCCCGCAACCGGCATGCACCACGCGAGGAAGTCGCGCGAGCTACAGACCCGCCCTTGAACGAACGCGAAGCGGGCGGGGTTGAACGTCCACGGCCACCCAAGCGTGCCTTGAAGTCGCAACCGCATTGGGTCGGGGAGGTTGTCCATCTGACCCGTCCAGCCCGTCCAGAGCTGCTGAAGGCCCTCCGTCAGCTTGATAGCTTCGGGGGCGCCGAGACCGCCAAAGGCGTAGATGCCATCGGCGGCGGCGAAGTAGGTCACGCCCGCTTCGGTGATGATGGATTGGTGCGACACGCAGCCGGTGCCCGTAACCACGCGGCTCAGTTGGAACGTGTCATCGGAGTAGCCGGTCAGGGCGTAGATGTTCCGGTCGGTGAAGATGATGAGCACTTCGCCCGTGGAGTTGAGGCCCGTGACCGTCTCGCCAAAGCCCACTTGAATGAAGTGGTCCGCGCGGATACCTGCCGGGTCGCTCTCGTCGGACCAGTAGACCATTGACGGGTTGATGTTGATCTCGGCGCGGGAGGCCGACAGGATCGCCTCCAGCTTGCTCCCTTGGTTCACGGGAACGGGGTTGTCGAGCGACGCCGCCACGCCCTGATTAAATCCGGCGTAATACACCCGAGTCTGGTGCATGACCGCAATGGGGCCGCGTGGCACCGACGCCCAATAGGAGTAGTTCACCGCGTTGACGCGGAAGCCGTCGGTGGCGGGCGTCAGTGGGCGCATTTGCGTAGCAGCGTCGGCCGCAAGACGAGGGTCGTAGACGTAGGTTGCGTACGCCGTGACCAAAAGCGCCACCGGCACTGCAACGCCGCTATCGTTCAGGTACGCCTGAACCCACGAGTAAACCCTTGGAGTGGCTGACACGTAGCTAGGTTCTGGCAATGACGCGGAACCAAGATCCGCCAGCGACTGGCCGTCGGTCGCTGTAACAGTCCCGCCGCTGCCACCCGAGCCGCCGAGCGATGCGGCAAGTATCGTCACCGCGAACGGTGGGCAATCAAACAGCGTCACCACCGGGTAGATGCCTCTCCCGCCAACGCTGATTTCATCCCACGGCGGGCGCGCCTGAATCGTCCCCTGCGACACGTCCACGTTGATGCCAAGGGCGTACGTGCCCTCCTCGGCGTCCGTCTCGCGGAGGTCCATGCCCTTCCAGGGTCCTTTGAGCGTCAGTGCTGCCATGTCACCACCGTACCCATTTGACGCGCTTCGGGCCTGCGACTTGACGGTCTGCGCCGGTCGCCGCGAGCTGCGTTTCCCATTGCGACCAGAGCGCCCCGATTTGGGGGTTGGAGCCGCCCTTGCGGTTGTTAAGCGTCCACGCAGCATAGGCCACGACCGCTTGACCGTAGGCGTCCGCTTTGCCACCGAGGATGGTGTCAGAGGTCGAGGTCAACGTGGCGCGGGGCGGGATGTAGCCGACTTGGAACACCGTCCCGGCAATGGGGATGGGGGCGACGTAGAGGTCAGCCGAGTCCTTCAGGGCAAAGCGGTACGGGGGCCGGTCCACCGCCGTGATGGGCGTGATCGATGAGCGGTAGATGCCGTCGTCGCGCACAAGGTACAGCGCCCGCTCGTCCCACCGCATCGGGCCGCAGCGCATTGGGAGGTTGGTTGTGCTCACCGCTGCGTTCGATTGGAGCAGGTCGAGCGCGACGATCTTGTAGGGCTTCGTGTTCAGGTAGGACACCGACGACAGGTCGATGTTGTCCACGTCCGACGGCCACGTTACGCGGGTTTCGGTCAGCCAGAAGTCGGGGTTGACGCCCACGAGCATGCGCCAGACGTAGTCGTCCGCGAAATCGATGAGCGTCAGCCACTCAGCCGAGTTCACCGCCGCCGTGCCCTGCGTGTCCATCAGGGCTTGAACTTGCGTTTTGACGTTCGCGACGGTCAGCGCCATGGAATCGACCTCTTAGGCGCTGGCGAGGATGATGCTCCCGCGCGCCGGATTGGCTCCCGCCCCTGTCCTCCAGAGGCCGGCGCTTGATATCTTCTTGGCGTCCGCGCTTGTCTTCCGGTGCGCCGTGATGCCGTCCCGCGCCGCGACGTGACGCATGGCTTGAAACACGTCATCCGATGAACGGCGCTCCAAGACCTCGTTACGCAGCTCCCGCTCCTTGTTCTGCCGAGCAAGCTCGACGTCCGCAAGGAACTTCTCGGGGCCGGTGCGCACCAAAGACGACTTTTGAATCCACGGAATGAGCCGTGAGTCCTCGATGGAAAGCGGCGCCGTGTCGGGGTCCGTGGGGTCTTCCCGCCACTCGCCCCAAACCCACGGCACCGTCTCCATCTCCGTGATGCGCTGAACTCCGAAGTGCTTGACCACCTGCACCTTGCGGAGCGTCGCCACGACCCAGCACCCGCGCTCGGGGTCAAATGCGACGCGAAGGCCGTCGTCACCCGTCCCTTCTCGGACACGACGCGAGTACGTCGTATTCCAGTCGAGTGCCCGGATCTTGGCCCAGCCCTCCTCGTGGAGCATGACCGGGGGTGGCGCTGCGGAGTTCAGTACGATCACGCGTTCGTCCTTACGGCCACGGGTTGACGAGCACGCGCCCACGCCCCGCCGTCTTCACCTTGCGGTGATAGGCGAGCTGGAGCGAGTGGAAGTACAGATCCTCAGACATGTCCGTGTCCTTGGTGTCCATCTCCACCGCAAGAAGCAGCGTGTTCGCGCCGTTGCTGATGCTGCCCGCGTTGATCTTGCCGCCACGGGTGCCCGCCAGCGTGTACGCCGTCGCCACCGGGACCGCATCGGACGGGACCACCGTGTTGAGCGCCGTGGTCACGGTCGCGGTCAGGGCGTCGTTGTTGACGCTGATGACCTTGTACGTGACCTTCCAGAGCACCGTGTCAGCCGTGTCCGTGGAGCCACTGGCCCACCGAACGCGGACGTAGCACGGCTTCCCCTCGTCGAAGTCAGGCGGCACGTCCCACGAGGTGTGACAGAGGTCGCCGTCCGTGTTCATCAGAACGCCCGACACTCCGAGGGTGCTGATTTCCTGAAGACGGATCGACGCGTCGTTGGTGCCGGATTGCAGCGCGGAGAACCCCGCGTCGAAAGCCGCCTTGCTCGCGAGTGCAGCGTCGCCGCTCACGATGCCCGACGGGATGAAATCAAAGTCCTTGCCCCGGAGCGTGACGTACTCCAGGGACTGACTCAGGTTGGCGGTATCGATTGGCATGGTGAAGCCCTCCTACGCGCCGATTAGGCGTTCAGCGAGTAGTTGAGGTCCTTGAGCACGCCCGCGCTATTCCGCATGCGGGTGCCGAGGTTGAAGTACTTGCGGAACGTCGCCTCGTAATTGGGCTTGTCCACGACGCGGCTCAGAACGGCCCCGTCCTTGTCCATCCAGCCCCACGGTTGAAGCGTGAACTGCTTGATGTACTTCATGTTGAGGAAGTAGATCGCGCCGAGCGTGCACTGCCGATCCGTGAAGATCTCGATGGGCTTGTCGAAGCCCGCGAAGGTGAGCTTCTCGACGCCGCCCTCCAGCTTCTGCGGCTGGTAGCGCACGTCCTGGACGAGCAAGTCGGTGTACTCCCGGCGCATCGAGTCATGCATGATGACCTTGTTCGGGGCGAAACCCGACTTGCGCTTGACCTGGTCGCACGTCGCGAACATGAGGCGCAGTTCGAGGTTTCGCGGCGTGCCGCCGTTGTCGTTCACGACGCCGGCCCAGCCCGGGTAGTTGCCCGTGTCGACGCTTTGAAAGTTGTCGTCTTCGTCGTTGACGATGTACGACAGCCCGTTGATTTCGTTGGTGTAGCCGTGGTTCGCAACGGCGGTGCCATCGCCGCGAACGACGATGTCGTCATCCGCGAGGGTGACAGACGACGTGGACGTGATGGTCACGCCGTCGTCCGAGACGGTGGCGACCGTGAGCAGGACCGGCGTGCCGGTGCCCGTCAGCTCGGCGCTCGTGCCGACCACCAGGGTCTGCCCTGGCTCGATGTTGTGATTGTCATCGAGAACGATGGTGGTCGTGGCCGAGACCACGCCATTGACCTGCGTGATGGGGCCGGTGTTCGTGTTGCTCGACAGCTTGTTGCCGTAGAGCTGGCGGTTGATGTCGTACTTCAGGGACTCGATGGCCCCGTCCATCTCCATCGTAACTGCCTCGACGAAGGACCCACGGTCGTTCGACGCGGCGCTGATGAGGGTGTCCTCGATCTCGAACCGGCTGAAAAGGCGCTTCGCGCTGATGATCGAGTCCTCGGTCGCGACGTAGCCAGCGGTCGGGAGCGACGTGTTACGAGCGCCGGCACCGTTGTTGCGCGCCACCTTCACGGGGAAAACGACTCGCTTACCGGTGAACTTGGTCTGGTCCTGCTCCGTCTCGTTCAGGAGCGGGTGGGACTCGTTGATGATGGTCTCCACCGGACCGATGTAGTTGTCCTTCAGGATCGCATCGGCGGTGGTCGTGGTCTGTACGGCCATGATGTCTACCTCAGTAGTTCATTGCGGCACGCCGAGCTTCTTCGAGCGTGCGGATCTTGATGGCCGGTGCCACTACGGCAGCCGCGCCCCCGGGAGGAGGCCGGGGCGGTGCCGGTCGCGGCGGTGCAGCCACGGGCGCAGGTTGCGCCGCAGGTGCACGCGCCGGGACTGGCCCGGGGCGGCTCTCGCCAAAACGATGTTGCAGGATGATGGCCGCGTCCTCGACCGTAAGGCCGGGGTTGCTTTTGACCATGTCCCAGAGCTTCCCCGCGTGTTCGCGGTTGCCCAAGACCGGGTACTTGCCTTTGGCAGCCTCCCAGTCCTTGCGAAGGTCAGCCTCGATAGCCGACGCCTTGGCGCTCAGCTTCTCGGTCTCGCGCTCTTGCTTGATGGCGTCGAGTTCAGTCTTCAGCGCCTTGAACTCGGCCATCTCGCGGCGCAGGGCGGCGAGTTGCTGCAACGCCGGGTCACCGTAGTCGTCTTCGGCGTACTCGGGCTCAGCGGCGGCTTGTGGCGCGGCGGGTTGCGCCTTCTGCTGTTGGAGGTACTCGACGACCTGCTGAAGCTGGTCACGCAGCAAACCGACCTCAGCCTCGGCACGCATGCGGGCTTGGGTCTCGCTGTCGGCCTTCGCGCGGAAGTGCTTGACCAGTCCGAAGTCAGGCTTGGCCGCTTCGACCTTGGGCTCCTCGGTGGGCTCGGCGTCGCCTTCGGGCGTCTTGCCTTCGGGTGCCGGGGGATCTTCGCCACGAGCCGCCGCTTCGGTGATAGCCGCCGCCGCCGCAATCTGCGCCATCGGGTCGGCGGGTAGCGCCGGTGCAGCCGGGGCCGCATCACCGGACGCCACGTCGGGCGCGTAGTCTGCGGCCATCGCGTTACGCGTGGCTTCTGCGAGGGTCTTGGCCGTGCGAGCCGGTGCAGCAGGAGCCGCAGCGGGGGCAGGGGTGGTGGTGACGGTCTCGGACATGGGGCTAAGCTCCTGCGCGTCTCGCGCGTCTCATATTGAGAACGACGGCGTGCGGTCTTGTCAAGCTACATCCCTGAATTGAGGTCGAGCGGCGGCACGCCGGGACCACGAACGGACGGCATCCCCGACTCCATCGGCAGCGGTTGCGCGTTCTCCATGCCCACCGCCATTGGGACCGGGGTAGGGCCAAACACGTCGAGTGGCATGCCCGTGGCGGGGTCCACCATCGTCGCCGGGTCCGTCGGTGCGACGGCCATCGGCGCTTCGACGGGGATGGTGGGTTGCGGCTGCGGCGGCGGGGACACCTTGGCCGCGACGTCGGGGGCGTACTCGCGCCACCACTCGTAGCCTTGACGCAGCCCTGACAGGTAGCCCTCGTGCTCGGCAAGGTGACGGACGGCCCACTGATAACGCTCCACCTCGGCCTCCCGAAGGGCGTCGCTCATCAGGAGAGACTTGATCTCTCGAATGTGCGCCGCGTGATCCTCGTACGGCTCAGCCTTGACCGGGCTCGGCGGCGGGAGGTTCGGGTCAGCCGCCGGCATGATGGGCGCGGTCAGAATCTGATAGTTCTCCTCGCGCTGATAGCGGACCTCTTGATCGGCCTCGCCTTGAATGCGCCCCGGCGTCCCGAACTCCATCTCTTGGAGAACGCGGTTCCGCGCTTCAGGGTCGTTCACGACGTCGCCGTACATGCCCATGTTGGCGAGCATCAGCACAGTTTCGCGGTTCACGCTCGGGTGACGTACCGCCATCGAGCCGGGAAGCACGCGGACGTTCGTGGTGCTGATGTCCTCAGACTGGAACGACAGCACTTCGAGCTTGCTGCCCTTGCCCATCACTTGGATGGTGGTCTCGACGGGCATGTAGTCGCGCCAGAGCTTCAGAAGCATCGAGCCCGTGACGCTGAACGCCTCTTCGAGTTCGCGCGTCGTCGGAGCCAGCTTCGTGGCGTCCAGCTCGGCCATCCATTGCGCCGCGCGTCCGCTGATAGCCGCCGGGACAATGCCTTGCGTGATCTCGTTGATGCCCGAGATTTCGCGGATGTGCTGGATGGCCGCCGCTTCGAGCGCTTCGTGCTGCGGGCTCACCTGCGGAGACTGGATAGGTTGCGGCGGCACCGTGCCGGGGTTGTAGAACACCGTTTCGCCGGGCTCAGACGTGAGCACGCCTGCGTCAATTGAGCCCTTCATCACGGCCCACTTCGGTGCGCCGTTCAGTTCGACGACTTCGAGCCGCTTGCTAATTTGGCCGTTCAGCATGTCCTGCACCGGGCGCACGACGTCGACCATGCCCTGACCGAACAGCTTCCCGGGAATCGAGTTGTACCGCACGATCACGAAAGGCAGCCGCCCGCACGGGAGGCCTTCGTACTCTTCGAGCAGCACGTTGCCCGCCGTGACCGCGTAGTAGCCCCGGGGGTGACGCGGGCTCGGGCGCTCGTAGTAGAAGACGACCCGGCAGCGGTCGAGCGTCAGGTCTTGCGATGACCCGGAGTCTGATCGGATGTCGGCGAGCAGCGTGGCCGCGATGTTGTCGCCGCCCATCGCACGGTCACACGTCACGAACTCGGCCATCGTGGGCCAGCGGTCGCGGATGACGTCGATGTGAAGCCAGCGGATCTCGGCGGCCCATTGGCAATCGGACAGGTCCTTACGCGCCGCGCCGGGGTCGAAGACCATCGAGAACGGCGGCACTACCTCGACCGTCGGGAAGCCCATCGCGTGGTGCGTGCCGGGCGGTCCCTCGAAAAGCTCGTCCGCGCTCTCGGGCTCGGCCATCGGCATCGGCTCCGAAGGGTCCGCGCCGAAAGGCAAGCCGGGCGCTTTGTGCTCCGTGTCCGCGTCAGGACCGCCCATCGTATCGGTCGCCGCCGAATCGAAATCCACCCGGAGGATACCGACGCCCGTGATGAGCGCCCATTTCATCAGCTCTTGAGTCTTGCTGCCCATCGTGAGCTGGTGCCAGAGGTACTCTAGCAGCTTCTCGGACGCGCGAGCACTCTCGGTGTCCTCTTCGTCGTCGGTCTGCGGCGTGACAAGCCACCCGGGCTGGTGCTGCGTCAGCTTCGCAACGGCGGTGTCCACGGCGGGCCTGATGTAGTTCAGGACCATGTGGATTTCCCAGGGGTCAGCCGGGATGTCCCGAAGCCGCTGAAGCCCGCGCGAGTACTCAATCCATTGCCGCCCGGTGTAGTACGCGACGCACTCCCACGCGGTCGCGATGAACGACTCGCGCGCCGCTTCGCCCGACTTCACGAGACGGTCGATGGCCGCAATGGTCTTCGCCGTCCGCGTGTCGGGGCTATACGTCTGGCGTGGCTGACGCTCGCTGTACCAGTCGGCAACGGGTGACGTGCTCACGCGCCGTAACCTCGACCCGGGCTCGGCATCGGGCGGCCCTGCGGCATCGAGAGGCCCGCGAGCAGTGCAGCCAGCGACCCGCCAGGACCCTTCTGACGCCGAAGCGCATGAAGCTGGATAGACGACGTGTCAGGACGCTGCGCCATGGCTTGCGCCGGCTCGCCTGCCGTCATTTCCCGCATCTTCGCGATGGCCTGCGCCCGCGCGTCGTCGTCGCTCTGACGCATCGTGTCGTAACCCGGGGTCTCGTCCATCTTGCTCTTGAACATGGGAATCATAGGCCCAGCTTCCCTCTCAGGCTCTGGATGGCCTGAAGTCGTGTGTCATTGGGGTCGATGCCGCCACCGGTTGCCCCAGGGTCGAAGTTGACCGGCTGCCGTGACGCCATCGGCTGACGCTGCATCGGCTGAAACTCAGGCTTCGGGCGCTCGGGTGGGGTCTTCGCGGTGGTCGAGCCGCCTTGACCGGCACTCATGGCGGTGCCGATGAGGCTTGGTATCAATCCAAGTAGCGCTTGCCACATCACGTCACCTTCGCTGCGCGCTTTCGGCGCTCTTCCACAGCCCGCTCAAAGGCGGCGCGGTGATGAACCTCGAACCGTTGCCACGCTTCGTCGTGCGGGGCGACGCTCTCAGCCTGCACCACTTCGGGCGCTTTCTCAATATGAGACGTGCGAGACTCGCGACGCAAGACCGCCCAGACGGACAGCGCAAGCGACGCGACGGACAAAATCAGCGAGAACCAAACCATCGGTTTCTCCGTTCGGGGCGGCTCAGCGACTCCCGGTAATCAATGTTGTTGGGGTCGTTGCGAACCACCGTGATCTCGATGGGCGCGGGGAGGATGCGGTCGCCGGCAAGAGCGAGAGCCGATGCGATGATGAGGTCCGAGCGCTTGCCCGCGATGTGGTCCATGCGCCCGTTCTCGTCGTAGACCAGCGTTCGGCACTCGGCTTGAAAGCGCGGGGAGTGCGCCACAAGCGTCCCCTGCACCAGTGCCGCGCGCCATGCCGTAAGCAGCGTCGGTCGCGTGCTCTGGTTCGTCTCGTGCCCATAGATGGACGTCCACGCGTCGGGGCGAGCGCCGTCGTGGTTCGTCGGGTGAACGCGCGTGAAGATGCGCGGGTAGCCGAGGTCAAGCAGCTTGCGAATCGTGGCAATGCCTTGGTTGTTGCACTCGGGGACCGCCATGGCGGGACCGCTCTCGCCGCCGTAGAGCCGCCCTATCGCGTCAAGCTGCACCCCGAGCTCGTCAGGCGTGATGTCCTCGCCGTGGAACTCGGCCACGATGCGACGGGTCACGCGGTCAAGTACTTGAATGGCGCTCGCGTCAGGGCCACCACCTCCCGCGACGTCGCACCCAATGGCGTAGCGGTCACGCCACGACCACACCGGCTCCGCGTAGATGCGCCAGTAGCGCCCCGGGTTGGCGATGGCCGCGCGCCACTGGTCGGGTTGGCGACGCTTGTCGCCAGGGGTTGCCATCGGGAGGCACCCGGCCCAGATGGGCGTCGGGACCTCGGGCTCTGCGATGGACTCCACCACGGACGGCGGGAGCACCGGACGCCCCGACGCCGCAAACGCGTGCGCCGGGGACAGCGGGAACTCCTGATCGACGATCACGATGTCGCGGTTCTTCTCGTTCCACTTGCCGACGTACCACCGAACCTGCGGCGGGGTGAGGTTGTACTCGACGGCGCGCGGGGCGAAGAGGTCAGCCGCTTCGGCGTCGAACTTGCCCGCCGATGTAATGAACACGCCCGAGGTCTTCCACGCTTCGACGGGGTCCGATGCCGCTGCGATGGCCGCGACCATCTCGGCATCGCCGGGGCGAAGCGGGTAGATGTGTTTGCGGGCGGTCTGCCATGGGAAGAAGAGCGGCGTCCACCCTGACTCGCCGGTTGAGGCACGCTGCCACCGCTCGTAGAACGAGCCCTGCTGTCCGTTCGCCGTGGACTCGATGATGGCAATGGTTCCCGGTGCCGCGCGCTCTCCGTCGGTTTCAAGCGCGTCCAGCGTCGCCGCGATAGACTCCTCAGCCGTGCTCGAGCGCCGCCCGTGGTCCCAAAGACCCACCTCGGACATGTGAAGCAGCGACGGGCTCGACCCACGAGCGGCGTGGTCAGAGCGCTGCGTCTGCACCGACATCGTCGACCCGTTGGCCCAGACGATGCCGCCCTCTTTCGGCGTGGCTCCCATGTAGGGCCGGAACAGCTCAGGCAGGTTCTTCGCCATGTCCACGCCCATGCGCGCGATGACGCGAGTAGACGGGGCGATGTGCGCGATGGTCACGGACTGCCAGCCGGGACGAAAGCAGCCGAACCAGAACGCGAGCGCCTGAACGACCGTTGAGATACCAAGCTTGCGGGCCTTCAGAACGATGATGCGGGAGCCCCGACCCTCCGCTTCGTCCCGAAGAATGGTGTCCACCACCGCTCGTTGCTCGTCGTTGAGCCGTAACGGGATGATGCGCCACCGCTTCGCCTTGCTCTTGCGCGTCGGGGCGTCGTCGTCCTCGTCGTCCGCGAGCGCACGGATGCGCACGCACAACTCGCAGAACGCCTCGAAGTCGTCCCGGAGATGCGCTAAGACTTCGACGGCTTCGGGCGAGAGTGCTCCCACTGGTAGCGCTTCTCCGCTTTGGTGAGGGGCTTCTCAACGAGGTCGGCTGACCCGTTGCGCGCAGACCGGAACGCAAGCGCGTCTTGCATCTGCCGCCACGCTTGCGCCTGCATCGCGTCGTCGCTCTTCTTCTGCTCCACATCGCTCGCGCGAGCGATGATCTCCATTTGCGCGCGGCGAGCTTCGGACACGGCCTTGAGGTCAAGCGCGGCTTGCCGCTTCTCGTCACCGTCAAGCGCGTTTTCCAATGCCCACCGCTTGGCCTCAATGTCCGCGCAAAGCATGCGCGCGACCCAGATAGCTTCCGATTCGCCGTCCTGCCGCTCGCGGTCAAGCCATGCCTGCACGCGCGTGGACAGCCCGGCCACGGGCACCGCGTCAAGTTCGTCGTTGTTGCGTTTGCGGGGCACGTCGGCCAGTCTCATCTTGAGACACCGCCGCGTCAACATCCAAGCGGCGAAAGGATGACCCCGTGACCCACGCCTCCCGCAAAGAGCGGCACGCCCCGGTTGAGCCCGTCGATGTTGCTCTGCCCGCCGCCGTGACCCTGCCCGCCACCGTGACCCTCTCCGTGCCCAGCGACATGCCCGCGCTCATCGGCGTTCTTGCCAAGCGCCTGCTCGTTGACCCAGAGGACCTGCTCTCGCTCTGCATCGCCTTCGCGGTAGGGCAGGCGCGGTCGCAAGGCTTCGCCCGCCACGACCTGCCGCCGCAGCCCGAAGGGGGTTATGCGGGCTCATTTGTCGTCTCGCGGGACTGGTACGACCACCATGCGCTTCGAGCTGCGACCGTCGGGTGTTCCGTCGGAGTTCTCGCCTCGACCACGCTGCGGGAGCTCGCGGGATGGCTCGGGCGCTCGCCCAAGATTCGGCTGCGGGGACGCTCGCTCATCGAGCAGGGCCTAACTCGAAAGGCGTAGTCAGTGCGCGCGCGGGCGCGGGACGGTTGGAAACCGTGACTACTTGGTCATGCTTCTGTTTTGATAGCGTGTCAGTTTTGACACAACGTGTCTGTTCTGACACAGCCCCAAACGACGAAAGCCCCGAGGCGAACCCCGAGGCTTTCGTTTGGCGCTTTCGCCCTGGCTCAGATGCGCGTGCCGAGTTCGTACTTGCCCGTCGCCGCACTTCGGAACCCGAGGAAGCACGCACCGCGCACCCCGTGAAACGCGTAGTGCTTGCCGTCCCAGCCACGCGCAATCATGTCAGCCCGCAGGCGCTCGCCGACCGGCGACATCTCTTCGACTTGGTACTTCCGACCCTTGATCACAACTTGCATGCTCTCTCTCCTCCCAGGCGCTCAGCCCATCTGCACTGGCACCCTTTCGCCGGGGTGCCGTCGGCGTTCGTTCACGCTGCCTTGCGTTGTTCTTGTCGTCGCCAGATCTCATCGATCTCAGCCAAAAGCTCTTTACCTTCGCGGCTTCCCATGTAAATCCACGCTTCAGCCAGCGCCCCCGCCAAAGTCCCGTTGTCCAGTTCAGCCGCTTTCAGAACCGCCGCTTTCAGAACATCTTTCGTCGTCGCCATGGAGTCTTTCCTTCCGGGCGCTCAGCCCGTCCTGGGTACAAAGCAACTATGCCGCCTCTCACCCAACCTTGCAAGCTCTTTTTTGCGCGCACCTCACTTTTTCTGGAGCTTGGCCAGAGCGTCGCACAGAAGCTCCTCGACTGCCGACACAACGCGCTCTGCGTCTGCGTCCGTCGGTGCTGCAAATCGACCCCGCTCGAGCCCAGCCCACGTTCGAAGCCGAGACTTCGGGACGCCACTCGCCCCGACCACTTCCCGGATGGTTCCGGGGTAAATGGCCAGGGCGTAGGCGATGCGTTCACTCGGCGTCATCGTCGCCCCCTCCGAACTCCGCATCCGCTTCGCACCACTCGCAAATCCCAGGCACGGCCGGCACAGGCCGCACTTCCTGAACGTGCGGGTTGTCCCGTGCGATGTCCGCGCACATGGCGCAGCACTCGTCCATCGTCCCCGACTTCCACACCGCCACGAACTCGATGGTGTCACACGCTACTTGCATCACTCACCCCCAACCAAACGACCAGTGCGCTCGACCTTCGCGGCCACCCGCAACCACGAAGCCGCCGCCTCAATGTTACCCGCTTGCATGCACTTCTCAGCGTGCGACCTCAGAACCGCAGCCTTTTCGGAAGCGGTCAGCGTTGCACGCTTCGTGTCGTTATTCGCGTTGTCCGCAGCAAACCGAGCCGCCGCGCTGTCGATGTGCTCTTGCGTCGTCTTGACCATCAGAGTTTTCCTGCCATCGCAAGCTGAAGCACGCCCAGAGCACGCCGCGCACGCTCAGCCGGGTCCGCAGACGCCCGCTTGGTTCCAGTCTTGGCGTCGATGACGGCTTGCCAAGCGTCCATCGTGTCCGCGATGTCGTTGCGGCCCAGCTTGCGCCACCCGTTGCGAAACTCAGTCGTCTCGATTTGCTTTGCCATGGTCCTAACTCCTTCGGGCGCTCAGCCCGTCTCGGTTGATGTCCTGACTATGCCGCCCCTCAAACCACCGCGCAAGTCTTTTTTTGCTCACGCCGCACTTTTTCTCACGCCTCCGATGGCGACGGCATCCTAGCGCGCCCGTTCACCGCCTCGACGGTAGCGGATTCGGCAAATGCGCCACCTGCCCGTCCATCACCACCGTCTCCGAGTGCCAGTCCCGGAACCGAATGCCATCCCACGCGACGCAGCCAAACGCCCCGCATCGGGCGACCACGTACCAAAGCCCGCCCTTCGGCGGCTCGCCGGCCACCCACTGGCTTGAGGCTCCCTCGCTCGAGCTTTCGGGGCTCGAAGCCAGCGGCTCGACCAACGTCCCGCACCTCACCGCAATCGCCGCCGACAGCCGGCACGCCGCCGCGTGGTCTGCGACCGGATACACCTCCGACCACTCACCGCCGTCCGCTGCCATGAACGTCACCTTGACCCCAAAGTTCATCACGTCGATTCGCGTGATAGCGTCGCTGTCCTCGATGACGTCGAACCCGCCTTCTCGCTCAATCACCAGTCTCATTGCTTCATCCTCCCCGCGACCGCTTCCCCGCGTTCCTCAAGCCAGCCTGCCATAGCCGACGCCTCATAGCCGTACCATCCCCGCCCCTTCCACCGGCCGAACAGGTACGCCGCGCGCTTCGGGTCCATGCCCAGCGCCGCCACAACCTCGCGCCCCTTCGGCGCCACTCCATCCACCCGGCGCATTCCCAGCAGCAACCGGCGTTCTTCGTCCTTCATCACTACCCCTCCCATCCGTTGCGTTTCCAGCCGTCTCCAGCCTACGTAAAGGCCCCGCGCGCACCATGCCCGCTAGGGTGGTAGCCTCACCATCTCACCGCGCCTCAGCGTCGCTCGTAGCCGCCTTCCCGGTTCGCGCGCCCGATGCGACCGTGGGCAACGTCCGGGACCGCTCGACGAACGCCCCCATCCCTTCCTCTGCGAACGCCGCCGCCTCATCCCGGAACGCTTTGACCGCGACCCGGTACGCCTTGACCTGCTCGCCGCTCATCTCGGCCATGCACCGGCCCACCGCTTCCCGCAGCGTCGGCGCATCCACACCGCCGAGGTACGCCTTCGCCATGACCGTGACCAATGCAAGCCCCGCAGGCCCGCCCTGACGCCATGCCTCCACCGCGCCGTCCGTCGCCAGCGCCACGAACTCACGCATCACCGCGCCGTCATTCACCTTTCCGTCACTCATGCTGCCCTCCTGCCCCGACTTCACGCCGGGGTCAACGCCCTGGTTATTGACGGAGTACGTTGTACAGTCACCATTCCGTCAATAACTCCGTCAAGACTTATTTCCATGATTCCAAGTACTTGTATGGGTACTGACGCAATTGACGCAGATCCACGCACACGCACACGAGCGCACACGCGCACCCACAGACGTGCGGACGTACGCACATGTCCGCATGCAGCCCTCGGAAACTCCGTCAATTCCGTCAGTGCTATCGTAACTCCGCGCCGTCGTTCAACTTCGGCTTGACGGAGACACTGACGGAGTACTGACGGACCACCCATCTCCGTCAAGACCACCACGTCTCGTCCTTCGCCTCAGTCGGGGCCAGCGTCGATGGTCCGGTGTTCGTGTCCAGCCGCTTGCCCGTCGCAACCGCTTGAAACTGCAAGCCCCGCAGCCCGCGCTTAGCCGACGGCCCAAACTTCAGCCCGGCCACCACACGCCCCTCGTTGGTCGCCACCGCCCGCCTCAGATGCTTCGTGATCGCCGCTGCGTCGATCTGGACCCCGCACGCGGTCACGATGGCGTGCGTGAGCCGCCGACGCTTCGCCTTGTCCGACTCCGTCATCGACCCGCCGCCGCCGCCGTGCTTCAGCGCCACAAGCTCCTCCACCGCTTCAGCCAGCGACACCGGGCGCTCCCCGTAGACGTCGTGCCACGCCGCCGCCAGTTCGAGGTAAGCGGACACGTCCTCGTCGGAGTCCACGCGCTGCGCCTCGATGCTCGCGATGACGTCGCCCCGACCCAGCCACATCAGCGGCTCCCTCACCATCGCGTTCCATTGCACGAACTCCCGCAACGGCGAGCACTTGTTCGGCCTGCCCGCCAGCAGGTACGCCCGCGCAATGCTCAAACACGCCGGCACCAGCGACTCGCGGTTCTCCCTGACGTAGTCCACAAGGTCCGGGTACTTGAACGTTCGCCCAACGTCGGGGCGCTCCATCATCGTCACCATGCGCGCCCGCACTGTTCGCCCCACGCCGTCGCCCCGGAACTTCACGTTTCGGCCCGTGATCGTGATCAGCGTGCGGTTCGGCGCTGATTCCGTGCTGCTCTCCCCGAGGACCCGCTGCGTGTAGATCTCCGAAGTCATCATGGTGTCATACGCCTCACCGCCGAACGGGAGCGTGATGTTGTCGATGGACAGGTGCGGCACGCCGTCTCGAAGGTAGCTGAACACGGTCTTGCGCAGTTCGTCCTCGCTCCCCGGCTGGTTCATGTTCGCCGGCATGTGACCGCTCATCAGCATCGACGTCATGTTGACCAGCGTGCCCTTGCCGATGCCCGAGCTGGGAGAGTCGATCAGGAAACCAGGGCACAACCGAAACGTGCGCCGCATGGTCGCCGTAATCAGCAGAGCCACCATCGTCGTGCGGTCAAGCTCCGACTCCCACGGGAAGTCACACAGCAAGTCCTCCAGCCATTCCACCGCCTTGACCGCTGCCTCACGCGTCGTCCTCGTCTCCGCGAACTTCGCGCCGCTGAAGTCCACCAGTAGCTTCGTCTCCGGGTCATACCCCTCCCCGACCAGTTCGCCGTTCATCCGAAGCACTGGCAACCGATGCACGCCGTGAACCTCGCGAAGCACGCCGCCCCACCGTTCGGGCATCGTGATCACCGCCTCGACCACCCGATCACTCACCGACCGACGCTGCGGCACCGGCCCGTTCTTGCCGCGCCGCTCCTCCACGAATACCGCGCGCTCCTCGATAATCACCCGCGCCGACGCTTTCGACAGCGCCCGAAGCTGCGTCAGCCCGTCGCCACCGCGCCCCGCCATCACCATCGAGTTCGTCCGCGAGTAGATGTCGGGATGCTTCGCCAGCGCTCTGACCACCGCATCGACCTGCGCCCCGAGTTCGCCATCGACCACGAGAATCACATCCCGCTCGATTTGCGCCGCCTTTGGTTGCGCGGGCGCAGCCTCACTCGTGACCTCGACCTCATCGGGAATCGGCTCGCGCACCCACTCAGGCGGCTCCGCTTCAGCCTTCGCCGCCCGCGCCGGTCGCTCCTCCCACGCCTTGAGGTATCCCTCTGACACGAGATGCTCTTTCGGCGTCTTGCCTCCCGCGTGCGCGTCGATGTCGAGCGCGTCCCCCGTAAACGAGTTCTTGCCCTCGATCCACCCGCCGACGCCCACGCCTTCCGTGTGCCCCGACGACCAGCAGATCCACCGATCCGACGCGCCAGCTAGCGCCTTGAAACACCCGTTGTGCTGGCACACCGGACACGTCCCCACCGACGTCGGGTAAGCCCGGCTGCGCTCCGCGACGTACCGCGCGGCGGCGTCCTGAAAGCGCGTTGACGCTGCGCCGCTCGCCCCACTGGCCCACACGGCCGGCGTCGTCTTCGGCGCGGCCACCGGCCCAACGAACGCCTCGATCTGCTCCCGGCTCACCGGCACGCCGTCGCCCCACTCCAGCACGTTTGCCATTCGGTGCGGGCGCTCCTCGGTTGACTCGCCCTTCGCGCTCCACGTCCCCGGCAACCGCCAGATGCGGGCCGCGTTGCCGACCACGGGATCAACCGCCGCGTGCGCAGTCGAGAACCGCATCAGTGCCTTGACGAAACGCATCGGCAGGTCGCTTGCCGCATCGAGGTCACACAGCCACATGACGTGTGCCCCGTTGCCCGAGTCTGTCACCACCGGGCGCGGCCATCCCAGCCCATCGCACAACTCGCCCACGATCAGCGACGCCACACGCCGCGCGTGCCCGCGCTCTTCCTCCGTAGCCGACACGCCCTTGGGTCGCACCGCGTCGATGTCCACGAGCAGCCAGCGCCGCCGAGTAACGTCTGCGTCCTTCGCTCCGTCGCCGGTCTTGGCCTTCGCCAGCGCCCCGGTCACAAGCCGCGCCACCGGGTTCGGCGTGAAGTAGCACCCCATCCACCCGTTGCGCTTGCCGTGCGACACGAGCGCCTTGACGCACGCTGCCACGTCCCCCGGCCCGAACGTCCCGATGGTCACGCCGCGCTCGCCCCGGCTCAGGATGCGAACCTCAAACGACTCACCGTCTCGAAGCCCGTGCGCCGCCAGCGCATCAAGCGCCACCGTCGCCGCGTCTTCGTCTACCCATCTCACTGCCGCGCCCTGACCCATTCGCCCACCGCCTCCCGCCGATAGATCGGC